AGGTTCGCCTGCATCTGGTGGTCGTCCTTGGGCTCTTTCAGCGAGTTGAACTTCTCGCCCTTGATCGTCTTGATCTCGACGACCCCGCGCTGAACCCAGCCCGCACGCGTGTGGCGGAGCTCCAGAAGCCCGTCACAGGTGCCACCGATTCCCAGGTCGTTGTAGAGGAGGTCGGTCTCCGGGTTGTACGGGATCTCCGGGAAGAACGAGTACTCGATGCCCTGCGGGCGAAGTACTCGATCGAGGTCGGCGAGGATGGTCTGGACGATGTGATGCACCGCATGTCCGATGCGGAAGATCTCCATGTCCTCGACCTTGTCCGCGAACTGCCGGGGCGCGCGGATGTACTCGTAGACGTTGCGGCGAGCGCAGCCGCCGACTGCCGAGGGATGGAAGTGTCCCTGGCGGTTGTCTCTCGGTTCGGTGCGGACCCACGAGACGTACGCATCTTCGAGGTCGAAGACCTGAGACTCGACGTCCGTGATGAGCCGCGCGTCGTCTCGGGTGACGGCGTTGATGATCACAGGTTCTCCGCGATGGCGAGGAAGTGGGTACGGGGCAGCGCCAGCAGATGTGCAGGCCGCAACCTCCCGTTGGGATCGACGAGGGTGAAGCGCATCCGCTGAACACCCGTGAGCACGCGAAGCCACATGCCCTTGGTGAAGTGGATGGTCTTCGACTCACCCCCGTTCACTGCTTCGATGACAGCGCGCCCAGCGATGGCGTCATAGTCCTTCTCACGAAGGATCACGACCTCCAAGTCATCGAGCTTGAGGTGGTAGATGGGTACCTCCAGTGCTTCGTCAGCGATGCGCTTGAAGGTCGCCCACTCAGTGATCGACAACCGATACTGCGCGGTCGGCGGGCACTTCGTCTCGATGCGGTACTTGCCCGGGACACGCCCATCGCCCTTGGTGGTGCCGGCACCCGAGTTCCAGGTCCGACGTCCACCAAGGGCAGTTGCGAAGTCGTGCTCTGCGCGAGCCGAGGCCCGCTTGAGCTTCTTCTGCGAGGGCTTCTTCATCACGTGAACCGGCAGATGAGCCCGGCCTTCGCGAGAATCGCTTCGCGCACCGCGGCCTGGAGCTCCTCGCTTTCACGAAGAGCCGAGACCGCGCGATCGACACCCTGCTTGTCGAGCAGGCATTCGCCGTCGTTCGTGTAGAAGCGGTAGTACGCACCCGCCTTCTCGACGACCTCCAGCTTGACCGCGGTGGCGAGGAGGTCGCCGACGAGATCTGCACCTTCGGCGAAGTAGTAGTCGTACGAACCGTGCTTGCCGTCGTGCGTGCCGAGCTTGCCCTTGAGCAAGCGCCAGAAGATCTTCCTCCCGAGGAGCGCCGGCGGCTTCACCGTCTCGTCCTGGATGAGGTTGTCCTTCGTGTCGTGCTTGTACATCCAGAGGTCGATTGCCTTACCGTGCTTGAGGGCCCAGGACCCGCTGCCGGGCTGAATCTTCATGTAGTTGGGCACGGCCATGCCCGGCTTGGTACGGACCGGGTCGCGGTTGGCGCGCACCTGGTTCGTCGCGAGGATGGTCGTCTCGTTGCGGTGCCCGTCCGGTGTCACCCGGTTGAGCAGCATGAAGAGCTTCGGGATCCAGCGAGCCAAGAGCTGCGCCTCGCTCGACTGCGTGGCGTGCTCTTCGACGCTCTCCTTCGACTCCTTCGCCGACGTCTCGAAGACGCCGAGCGAGTTGATCGCGATGAACTGGAACTGTCCGGTCGCGAGCACGTCGAGCACGACGTCGAGGCCTTGGTCGGCGTTCACACCCTGGATGAGCAGGATCTCGCCGACCTGCTCCTTGAGTCGCGCGACCTCCTCCTCCGTCAGGGGCGGCATGTTGCGCTTGGCGCGGCCGAGGTTCTTCTCCTCGATCTCCTCGTCGGTGTCCGCGACCTTCACGCCGCAGACGTTGCGCGCGTAGTCCTTCGCGTACGGGAACTCCGTCGAGAAGATGGCGACACGCGTCTCCTCGCCGTAGTTCCTCTGGAGCTCGCGGATGCAGCAGTTGAGGATGTAGTCCTTGCCGACGCCATCCTCTCCGGTCACGACGCTCAGCGCACCCGCCGGGAAGCCACCGCCGATCTCGATGTCGAGACTGACGATGCCGGTGGGGCGGCGCAGTAGGTGAGACGTCACGGCATCGTTCGCTCGACGCACCACCTCGCCACCCATCTCGGTGTTGATCTTGGTGATGAGGTCGGAGACGAGCTTGCTCCCCGTCGGCTTCGAGACCGAAGGGACGGCCTTCGGTGCCCCCTTGGTCACGGGCCTGGTGGTCTTCGCCGGCTTCTTCGACGGCGCGGCCTTCTTCTGAGTCTTCTTCGCTGCCATGCTTCTCCTACTTCGCGTCGCTCCACCGGTGGCCGGTGGCAGCGTCCGGAGCGATCGGGACCGGGTACTCCATCTGAAGCGGACCCCAGTGGATCGGGTGGCTCATGAGTTCCGCCATGATCTCGGCGCACTCCTTGGCCGTGTCCTTCGGGGCTTCCGCGACGAGCTCGTCGTGCACCGTCAGAATGAGACGGCCGCCGAGCGACTTGAAGTCTTCGTTGTTGTCGACGAGCAGCATCGCGAGCTTCATCAGCTCAGCAGCGCTGCCCTGGATGTGCGTGTTGTACGCCTGGCGTTCCTCCTGAGCGATGATCTTGTTGTTGCTCAGGGGACTACCGATTCGGTGCAGCCGTCGCATACGGCCGAACATCGTGAAGGTGTGGCCCTTGGCCCGTGCGTACCCGTGCGTGAACAGGATGTTCTCGTAGATGTCCGGGTAGGTCTTGAAGAACGTGTCCTTCAAGTCCAGCGCGCGTTCCTTCGTGATGTTGAGCTGCATGGCCATCTTGGTCGGGCCCTCTCCGTAGAGAGTGCCGAGACCGACGGTCTTCGACTCTTGGCGAAGCTGGAGCAGCCTCACCTCTTGGTCGGACAGCTTGATCTTCTTTTTCTTCTTGTCCTGCGCTGCGACGAGGTCGTCGTACGCGATGTTGAACATGTTGGCCGTGTTCGCGTTGTGGATGTCCCATCCACGGCGAACAGCGTCCATCATCTTCTCCTCACCGGCCTGCACAGCGGCGACACGGAACTCGATCTGCGGATAGTCAGCGTCGAGGAGGTCCATGCCCTCGCTCGCGATGAACGCTCCACGGATCATGTACGGATCGCTGTCGGGGTCAGGGCGCGGGAGGTTCTGCATGTTCGGACCCGACGAGGACAGACGCGACGTACGAGCGCCGGCCTGGTTGTACCTCGTGTGGATCCGACCATCGGGACCGAGATGTTTGTGGATGCCCTTGACGTACGTGCCATGCAGCTTGACCAGCTTCTTCAGCTCCAGGAGCTTGAAGATGAACTTGGCTGCAAGGCTGCTGCCCGCACGCTCCATCAGACGCTTCAGCGTCTTTTCATCCGTACCCTCGGTTGCACCCTTCTTGCCGCCCTTCGTGTACTTGATGGGCTTCATGCCGAAGCCCTTGTCCGTGTACAGGATCTGGCGAAGGTCATCGGTGCTCTTCGGGTTGAAGGCACGTCCGACCATGTCGTGGAGCTCTCGCGTGGCGGCAGCGATGCCGTTACGCATGGGCTCGTCGATCTTCTTCACGTAGTCGAGGTCGATGAGGATGCCGCGCCGCTCCATGTTCCAGAGCGTGCGTGTCATCGGCACCTCGATGGTGCGGAAGTAGTCGAGAAGGGTATCGAAGCCGGGAGCCACCTCGACCGGAAGCAGCTCGCTCGCGAGCTGGTTCGTCAGGTCGTTCCAGAGCATGTACGTGAAGTACGCGTCGCAGCTCGCGTAGTCGACGAGCATCTCCGGCGCCTGGTTGTAGACGTAGAGGAGCTTGTCGCCACCCGTGAGCTTCTTGAACTCTCGGAACCCGTTCTTGTCGAGGTTGAGCGTCTGCGAGACGATCGTCGGGTCGAGGAAGAGCTCCTTGAACTCGCCCCACTTCGCTTCGTAGGCGAGCCAGCCCTGGTCCTTCAGACCGTGCGGGCGGGTGTCGTCCATCATCGCGTCCATGACGATGATGTCGTGCATCTGTCCCGCGAACTGGATGCCCGCGTTGCGAATCATATGCATGTCGAACTTCGCGTTCGCCATGCACCAGGTGACGTCAGGACGCTGGAAGAGAGACTCGAAGGCGTAGATCGTCGAGACGGGGAAACACCACCGACGATCTTCCGTCGCCATCGACCAGAAGAGGACCTTGTCCTCCAGCATCCGAAGACCGGTGGTCTCGGTGTCGATGGCGATGGTGCCCCCGCGCTGGTGTAGGTACTCCAGCACGGGGGCACACGCCTCCCAGCTCTTCACTTCCTCAACCGGAGGGAGGAGGCGAAGACGGGGCACTAGTTCAGCCTTCCTCGGACTCGCTGTCCGTGGTGTCGTCGTCGAAGCTCATCTGGTTCGGGTCGCCGCCCGCACCCTCGGCTCCTTCGTCGCCCGAGCCGTAGGCCGCGGACGTCTTCTTGTTCTTGACGTGGTAGAGCGGATCGATCGCCTTGAGGTCCTCGGGCAGGCACCACGCCTGGGCGTCGATGCTGTCGGGGGCGAAGATGCTGGGGATGTCGAGCGGCGTCATCACGAGCTCGGCGACTCGGTCCGCCTCCTCCGGGAAGAGCGACGCGTAGTCCGGGAGCCGGAACTCGTCGAGCGTGAGCTGGTTGCTGTTCTCGTCGACCTTGACAACCTTGAGGCGCAGGTCGAACGCGAGGATCGAACCCTCGGCCGCGTTCTCGCACCCGGTGCACGAGAGCATCGGGAGGAGGGCACCTTCGTGCCCACACGCGCTGCACTTCATCTCCTGCGAGCGCATGTCACGCAGGTCTGCTCCGCTGATACCCGACGGCTCGTCGAACACGACGGTCTCGCAGCTCGCGCAGACGAACTCCGTGGCCACGAGATCGCTCGCGCAGTTGGCGCACGAGTTCCAGAGGTTCTGGTCGATGTCGGCGAGCGAGGCGAGGGCGCGGGTGCCGAAGCTCCAGTGGAAGTTCTTCCCGAACTCCCCCGGCATGTCGCGACGCTTCATCAGCGGCAGGCCCGAGAGCGGCGCCGGGACGGACATCATGATCGGCTTGCCGTCGCGGTTCGTCTTCGGCTTGCCCTTCTTGTCGGTCGTCTGCATCTCGAAGATCTTCTCCAGGACGGTCACGCCCATGGCGAAGTTCTTCGAGGCCTGGATCGGCGGCGACTTGCTCGGATCCTTCTTGTCCTCGTCGCTGCGGTTGCGGCGCGTGTCGATGCCGGTCGACTCCTTGATCTGCTTGGCCTTCGCGCGCTGCTGGTCGAACCACCAGCCACGCACCGCGCATCCGCGGCAGGGCTGATCACGGTGCGGACCGGACGAGCAGTTGAAGCCGCGATTGCGGCTCGGCACGAAGTGGCCGACGAGCTCGAACCAGGGACGCGTCACCTCGACGACGGCCTTCTCCTCGCCGTCCCACACGAGCTGGGTGTAGAGCTGGTCGGGCGAGAGGCGGACCCAGATCGGGTGCTCGCCGAGCTTCAGGCGGTCGAACTTGCCCTCGACCTTCTTGAAGTTGCCGCCACTCCGGCCCTTGGCCTTCTTGGCATCGTCGGCGAACCGACGCTGCGGGACGTGGCCACGGGTCTTGGGGGTGAACATGGGCTTGGACATCAGTCTTCTCTTTCTCAGTTCTTGGTGCGGTCAGTCGACCGCGTTTCTTTTCGGTTCTTCAGTCGCCAGCGAGAGTACGGAACTGACGCCTTCACGGCGTGATGCACCTCGGCGTCGGTGAGTGCATCCGGCTGCTGACGGAGGTCCGGGTACTGCGCGACCTTCGTGATGTTCTTCGAAAGCAGGAGCTCAGCAGCCTTGTGAGTGCCTGCGTGGCCGGCCGTGTTGTTGTCGAGGAAGAGGATCACCTCGCTCGCCGTGCGCGCGAGAAGCTCGGCCTGGAGCTTCGAGAGGTGCGCGCCTACGAGAGCGACGACGTTATGGAGGCCAGCCTGCCATACCCACATCGTTGCCTTGAAGCCTTCGCAGATGATGATCGGCTCACGGCTTCGGAAGCAGATGGGATAGACCAAATGCGCATGCCAGAGCAGCGCGCTCTTGATCGACTGGGTCGTGTACTCAGCGGGTACCCCGAAGGACTCCAAGTCCTTCGCCGAGTAGATCTTGTACCTGGGTCCTTCGGTGTTCTCCACCATCGTCCTGCCGGAGACGCCGACGAGCTCTCCGTACAGGTTCCGAAGGGGGAAAGTGATGCGCGCACGAGAGTGGTCCACGCCCACCTCGAAGTGCCGAAGCGTACGCTCCTTGAAGCCTGCGTGGAAGAGTGCCTGCGGGCGGAGGCGCCATCCGTCGAGGATGTCGTCGTCCAAGATGAACTCGCCGCGGAAGCGGTTCACCTTCCCGCTGTACAGCGACTTGCGTCCGGTTCCATCACCGAACTCGCTGTAGTCGTAGTCGACCTTCTCGATCGAGCTCTTGGCGAACTCCTTCGACGCACCGATCTGACGCAGGTAGCGCGAGATGTGCCCGCCGGTGCTGCATCCGTGGCAGAAGAACACCGGCTTGAAACGCGAGAGCGAGCACGAGGGCGTCCGCTCTCCGCCCCCTCCGTGGAAGGGGCACTTCACCATCACGTAGGCGGTCGAGATCTGGGCCCCATCGAGGGCCGAGGGTGCGACCTCCCGAACGACCTCCTCGATGAGTCTCATCGGCTACGCCACGTCCTCGGGGTTGATGGGTTCCACGTCAGCAGGAGCCGTGGCCTGTGCAGGACGCTTTGCCGCCGCAGCGGACATGCCTGCGCCGTTCGTCAGCTTCTGGACAGGCGTCTGCTTCGCGGCGTTGCGTTCGAGGAACTTCTGCTTGTCGCGCATGTTGCTCGGCGCCTTGCCGGTCTTCTCCTGTGCCTTCTGCTCCTGCTCGTCGACTTCATCTTCTTCGACCATCATCTCCAGCAGCTTGTTGCGCATGCCGGGTCCGATGGGACCGATCTCGGTGAAGTTCGAGCACGGCTCGTTGTGGATGAACACTCCGTCGCAGTCGGTCTCACGACCGCCCAGGACGTAGAGTGCGGACTTGTCGCCGGTCTTGCGCTTTGCGGTGATGACGCGGATCGCGAGGTCGCAGTCCTGACCGACGGCATCGGAGAGAGCGAGGTTCGCGATGCTGCCGACCTTCTGGTCCGCCTCGCGATTGAGCTGGTGGGTGCCGATGACCACCACGTTCTGCTCCATCGACATGTCCTTCAGATGCCGGCTGACCGACGTCATCTGCTTCCAGTCGGGGTCGCTTGCTCTCGTTCCGACCGCGCCGATTCGGTAGAAGGAGTCCACGATGACGACATCGGGGTTGTGCTCCTTGATCTTCATCTCGATGAAGCTCACCGACTGACCGGTGCCCTTCGTCACGATGAAGGCGGGTTCGGTTCCACGCGGAACCTCCGAAGAGGTGGGCCCCATGTAGCCGACAGCGTCGTTGGTGTCCCCCGTCGGGTCGTCGAGCATCCCTTCGAGGTAGTCGAGGAAGCCGGCGACCTCGACGAAGAGGCGCTCCTCTTCCTCGGGGCTGAGCTCGCTCTTCTTGAACTCGCCGTACCGCACTTCCGCCATGAAGGCGACGAAGCGCAGCATGACCTGCATCGGCGGCATCTCGGGGGAAACGAAGAGCACGCGCAGGCCGTGGTACTTCACGAGGAACGCCGCGATGAAGAGCGCGACGAACGTCTTGCGGGACTTCGGTCGTCCTGCGATGACGTAGAACTGCCCCTTGTGCATGCCGCTCGTGGCTCTGTGCAGCGAGGGCCAGGGCCACGGGATACCTTCCGGAAGGATGTTGCCTTCCTGGTACTTCTCCAGGACCTCCAGCGCTGCGTCCTTGAAGGAGAGGTCGCGCGCGGAAGACATCGTCGTGAGGATCTCATCGAACTGCATCCGCACCTTGCGGAGGTCGTTGATGGGGTCCGTCGACTCGATGGCGTCGACCATCTTGTCTACGAGTTCCTGCACACGGAGCTTGGTCTTGTAGACCTTCGCTTCGTAGAGCAGGCCGTCGATGTCGATGGTCTCTGCCGGCTCGGGCAGGCTGATGTGCGGGAAGCGGTCTCGGATGACTGCCAGCGAGGGGACGCGCCCCTTGCCGTCGGTCATCTGTCGGTAGTTGGCGCAGAAGTCGTAGAGGGTCTCGGATGCTGCGTCGGTGCAGTGCTCTCTGCGTAGGTCTCCGCGATGAATCGGCGAGAGGTCGCCGAGCTTGAGCATCGCGGCAAACAGTTCGAGGGCGATCGTCGACAACTCGAACCTCCTGGGGGAGGGCGATACTGAAGATGGAAGCGCCCGCCCGCAAGCGCCGAATACAGACCACAAGCCCTTGTGGGGCTCAGGCTGTGACGGTACGTACGGGCAGCGCTCAGGTGAGAACGAGCCGGAACAGCACAGCGCCTGCGATGGCGCTGATCTCGTAGTTCTCGTCGCGGTCTGTATAACCGGACGCAACCTCCGTGATGGTCTCGACGAGGTCGAGTGCGGTGATCGTTGTGTTGGCGTGGAAGGTCTTCTTCATGTGCTGCTCGCACGCGAAGATGAACTCCTTCTTGGCTTCGGCTCGGTGAAGCATCCGCTGCAACACCACGACGCCGTCAGCGAACGTGTACGTCTTCGAGACGAGCAGCGGGATCTTCTCCGCCATGCCTTCCCAGAGCGTGGCGCACTTTGCGAACGCGGCCTCGAACAGCTTGCGCAGATCGAGGTCTCGGCCGCGGTGCACCTTGCGCAGCATCATGTGCTCTTTCGCTACGATGGGCTGGCCGTTCGCGTTGACGAGCGCCGGCGTGACGCTCAGCGAGGTGTGCCCGACCTCGCTGTTCCTGATGAGCACCGTCGGGTGCGCGTGGAACTTCGTGCCCGGGATGCCGATCAGGTTCGGCGACATGACGTATGCGTAGAACGAGCGATCCGTGATGCCGCTCGCGTAGCGAAGCGCCACCGAATCCGGGGGCATCCTCGCGACCACTGCTTCCATGATAGCGGTGTTCGGGATGTCCACGTACTCAGCACTCACGAGCCCGCGTACGACGTGCACCGGGAAGTCATCGTCGTACGGGCGCATCGTTCGCACGCAGTACCCAGACAGAGCGCTCACGCGGGCGTTGAGCTCTTCTGCCTGGCGGTCGAGCTCGACGAAGCTGAACCACTTCTCGCGTACCCCGAAGAACGCGAGGAGCTGATGGCGGCTCCACTTCGTGAGCATGTGCGAGCGACTGTTGTAGCTGGACGGGTCAGCGAGGTCCGTTTCGATGGTGAGGCCGACGATGTCTTGTTCACGCTCGTCGATGAGCTCCCGCATCGGAACGACGCTGAAGTACATGTTGTGGTTCGACCCCACGGGGTCGTAGATGATGTCGGGGTGATGAAGGGCTGCGTCGAACGCGACGCTATCCTGGAGTTCCTTCAGGCTCATCAGCCGCCACTCCGGTATCGCCCAGGGCTTCTGCGATTCCACGAACGCCTCCTGTGCTGGGGATGACCTCGGTGCCCGCAGGCCTCTCGAAGTGCATCGCCGCAGCCTTGTTGATGAGTAGGGTTGCGAGCTCGTCGACCTTCTTGCCGATGGGCGACTCGGTGTCGCTCAGCGGCTCGGTGTGGCGGATCGTCCCGTGGGTGAATCCCTCGGAGTCGATGAACGCGATCTCGTAGTTGATGACGTTGCCCGCGACCGCGACGCTGTTGAGTCCGATGCGCGTGCCCTTGAAGCCGCTATGCATCAGGTCCAGTCCGTCTTCTCGATGTGCTGCCCCAGACGATCCCAGGCGAGCTCCAGCGCCTCGTCGTTGAGGATCTGGGCCTCGGCGTAGGCCTCGCGCGCAGCCTTCTCGATCTTGTCCTTCGACTGGTCGCAGGTGATCTCGATGCTGGTGCTGACCTTCACCGAGCTGTAGCGGGGACCGCCCAGCGTCTCGGTGATCTCGCGCCGGACCCTCGCCTTGCCGTCGCCCACGAGGGGCTTGAACGCGTCTGCCATGTAGAGCTCGTCCTCCGTGAAGTACTTCTTGAAGCAGAGGTCGAGGATGGGGACGCCATCGGCGTCCCACACCTCGACGATCTGGATGATGTGGCCGATCACGGCTGGTAGATGTTCGGCAGCTTCTTCGGGCCGCCGGTGATGCGAGGCGAGCCCTCAACTTCGACCTTCTCAGCGAGGTCGCGGGCGATGAGCCCATCCTCGACAGCCTTCTGGAAGGCGCGGGAGTCGATCGAGTACTTCTTCTTGACGAAGGGCAGGCGCTCGAACTCCTCCTCACCCAGCTCCTCGATGAGCGGCGTGGGGTCGAGCTCGCGCGGGACCGAGACGCTCATGCCCGCGAAGTGCTTGCCCAGGATATGGCGGTTCTCCTTGAACTCGCGCTTGAGCTCCTCGTATGCCTCGCTCAGCGCGACGGCGAGGTGCTCGTACTCGTCGAGGAGGTCCTTGTTCTGTGCGCGGAAGGCTTCGTAGTTGGCGACGGCGGACTCGTACGCGGTCTTGGCGGCGAAAGCGGACTGCTTGGACATCAGCTCCTCATCGTCTGCTGTTCGTTCTGGATCACGAACTTCGTGTAGTCCTGCACCTTCTTCAGGATCTTCACCGCGAGGCGGTAAGGACCATGATCGGCGGTGCTGGGGTTGTTGATGATCGTCATCATGTCGGGGATGGGGAACACGGGATAGACGAGTGCCTGGTACCGGCTCTTGCCGGTGACCTTATTGTCCTCGTGGTCCTCCTGCGTCGCGGGATACAGCACGCACTGGTACTGCTTGTCGATGGCTTCGACGAAGCGGGGCAGGCGTCCGCGGACGACCGACTTCGTTGCGATCTCTCCGACCGTCACGATCGCTCGCGGATCAGTCTGGTAGAGGATCTCGTAGAGACGCGGGCGACAGGCGACCGTCTCTTCCTTCGCAGGCGGGCGGTTCTCGATGCGCTCCTCTTCATCCTCGGTCGCGGGGATGAAGACCTTCGGACGACAGGAGACCGAGTACGTGAAGTACAGCTCCTCTTCCGGGATCCCGGCCTCCGCCGTGATGAGGTGGTGGAGGAGATCTCCCTCGTCGCCGGCGAACATCGCGCCCATCTGCTCGTCGGAGGCCGTCGGTGCCGAGCCGATGATGAGGACTCGCGGCTGAGCCGCGCCGAACCCGAAGAAGATGCCCTCGCTCTCACGGGTCTTGGAGAGCTCGCAGCGCGTGCACCCGTGCCACTGCTCGTTCAGGACCGAGAGGTTCCGTCGAGCGCGATCGAGGTCGCTCATCGCGCGATTGCCGGAGGAAGGGGGCCGGTCGCCGGCACGATCTTCGACGGGGCGTGGATCTGGAGCAGCATGCTCGCGAAGAGATCGCGCGCAGCGGGAACCTGGTCTCGCATCCAGATCGCGGACGGGCAGTTGTAGATGCGCACGTCCATCGGCGCGATGACGTCGTAGGGCAGCACGATCTTCGGCCCCTCGACCACCCGGAGCTGGTTCTCGCCCGCCTGCTGCAACGCGTGCTGCGCGTTGTACATGCAGGCGCGGTGCAGCATGAACGGCTCGCGACCGACCTTCGCATCCGGATGCACGAACCCGATCAGGCGCTGAGGCGCCGCCCACGGGATGAGCACCACGTGGTCGAGCCACTCGTGCTTGCGGTCGGCCGGGTTGATCACGACCTTGAAGGGCTTCGGCTGCGCCGGGTCGTCCGGCATGAGCAGCGAGCTGGGGACGGGCTTGAAGTCCAGCGGGTGGGTCAGCTCGATCGTGGGGAAGATGTCGTTCACGGCAGTCTCACTTGTTGAAGTACGGGATGCGGCCACCCTTTTTGGCCGGCCAGTAGTAGAGGCTCTTTCGGATCTTGTTACAGAGCTTGAACATCGCCTCGATCTGCGAGTCTTCATAGAAGACAGCGCTCGGTGCCTTCTTACCTTCGTAGGCGCGAAGGATCCGACCGATGCACTGCTGGAGCATGCCCTCCTTGCGGAAGGGCTCGCAGACGTAGAGCGTGTCGAGGCTCGGCTTGTTCAGCGCCTGCTTGCCGAGGCGCATGATGGCGATGACGGGGTTGCAGCTCTTGATGCGCTTGAGCCGCTCGCTCTCGTTCACTCCTCCGTGCACTACGCCCGCTCCAGGGAGCTTCGCAGCGAGCGCGTCGCACATGGCACGGCTGTGCGTGAGGATGAGTACCTGCCGACCGTCCTTCAGGGAGAGCTGTACGTCCTTCGCGATCTTGCTGACGCGAGCGTCGAGCGAGGCGAAGTAGTCGTAGAGCTTTCCGAAGTGCAGCATGCCGGTCGAGTCGTGGGTGGCCTCCACGACATCGGGGTCGGTCGTGTTCAAGATCGTCGGCAACGATCGGAAGAACACCGTCGGCTTGAGGTCGGGCAAAAGGTACTCGTACACGACATCGCCCATCGTGTACTTGAGCAGCGAGTCGAAGCCGTCGTCACGCGACGGGGTGGCACTCAGTCCCCATCGGCGTCCATGGAACGGAGGCACGGCCATGTTGAAGAACGGAGCCGCCATCGTGTGCGCTTCATCGAGAAGAAGCGTTCCGAAGTGCCGCGTCATCTCCAACGGCAGCGTTCGGTCTTGCACACGCAGTGCGAGCGAGTTGACGATGGCAACGCAGATCTTCTGCTCCCAGTTGAACGGGGAGCCATCGCCACCGATGCGCCCGATCTCCTTCTGCGGGATCCCGAGGAACTCCTCGATCTCCTCCATCCACTGTCGTGCCAAGCCCTTGTCCTGCACGACGATGAGGATCGGGTTCTTGTTGAGCGAGGCGGCGTGCAGACCGACGACAGTCTTGCCGGCACCACATCGCAGCGTGAGGATGCCATCCCATACGGAAAGAAGAGCGGCGGCACCATCTCGCTGATACGTCTTCGACGGCTCCTTCGCGTCGAGCACCACCTTGCTGTGGAACTCGACGCGAGGGAAGTCGGTGAACCGGCTGTCGATGACGGGGTAGGGCAGCTTCCCGAGTGTCTCCCAGGACAAGAAGTTCCGAGGGACCTGGAAGTGCTCCGCCGTTTCGTGGAACACGTCGAGGAGCTCGTTCGTCCGGGGGTTCTCGTACCGGAGCGCGTTCCTGAGCTGGTTCGCGCTCCAGTACATCTTCGGGAGCCAGAGCCACGTGTCGAGATACGCGGTCTGGGGATCACGAAGTACGAACTTCATCTCTACTCGCTGTTCTCCGAGGCGGATGCGTTGGTGGGCGTCACGGGCTGTTCGTCTTCCTCATAGGGAAAGAGGTCGACGTGCTGCGTGAAGTCGTGGATGTGCCAACCGAACGCGTTGAAGGCGCCCTGCATCATGTTCTTCATGAGGCGGCGGGCCCAGTGCTCCTTCTTGTGCGGAAGGAACGTCGGCGCGTGCATGCCCGGCCTCGTAGGCGAGAACACACGCGGGGTGTCGATGTACGGGTTGCCGGTCTCAGCCCTATGAATCTGTGCGGGTGCCCCGACCGGTCGCTGGGGCAGAGTCGTTGCTGCGGGAGACGTCGTACCATAGGTACGCGCCGTCTGCTGACCTACTACGCGTACCGTGGACGTCGGGCCACCGGCCTGACCGATCACGGGAAGAGAAGTACGCCCGCTCCTGGCGCGGGCATCGGCGAGGATGCGATCGTTGCGTGCCTTGCGGCAGTCCTCCTTGGACGGACACTGGGCCCAGAGATGGCCCTCCAGCGTACCGCCGTTGCACAGAACCGCGGTGGGGGACGAGTTCGGAGACTCGTACGTCCCCCACGAGTCACAGTTCATGTTTCTGTTGGTCGGCCCGATGTTCGTTCCGACCTCGGCTACCTGGGACATAAACCTCCGTACGAGCTCATTCTTCTGATAGGTCGTTTGACCGTTCTGTCGTGACTGCCGTACCCTTGGGCCATGCATCTCGCGGGCGTGATCCTCGACATCTACGACGACGCGAACGCGTCGCTCCTCGTCACGAAGCTGGCTGGCGCCGAGCTTCCTGCGCATCTCCAGGACATGGAGCTCGTGAAGCAGGAGGAGCTGGCGCAACTGCCCGACCGCATGTTCGCGCTCGTGGCAGAGAACGCCGGCGAGACCATCCGGAAGTACGCGATGCACGATTCGTCGCACCTGACGACGTCGGTCGTGTACTTCCTCGACCGGGCTCACCTCTTGCCGGAGTCGGCGCGCAAGACCGCGGCGAGGAACCTCGTCGGGGCCTGCGAGTGGTACGACATGGAGGCACCCGAAGAGCTGCTCAAGCTCGCCGGCATCACGAGCCTCGTGGGCAGGGGCCTCGACGCCCTCGGCCACCTCTCCAACGCCGCTGGGCGGATGACGAGCGGACAGAGCGCCGCGCGTACCGCGATGGACGGCTTCCGTGCCGGCCAGGCCGGGATCACCTCCGACATGATGAAGCGTGCGGAGCTGAACGGAACGGAGATGATGCCGATGTCGGGCCACCTCGCGCAGTGGCCGCATCCGCGCAACACGGCGAAGCCCACGTCGAGCTCGGCGGGATCGAAGAAGATCGCCGAGGAGATCCGCTGGGAGCGTGCCGGCGACCTCACCGCGCACCGCCCGGTGGAGAAGGTCGCTTCGGCCTTCACGCGCTTCGCCCTCCCCTCGGAGGGCAAGTACCCGCTCGACTCCTACGAGCACGTGAAGCAGGCCTCGGCCTACTTCGATGAGCACTACTCGAAGCTCGGGCTCGAAGAGCGGCGCGAGTACGCGCTGAACGTCGCGGCCCGCCTCGAAGAGCTGCACATGCCGGTCACCGGCATGGTCCAGAAGTACGCGGGCATGGAGTACGGCCCGTTCATCGAGGCGGAGCTCGTCTCGCGCATGCGCAACTACGAAGGCACCGAGCATGCGGCGGCCTACGAGGCGCTGCTCATGAAGCGCGCGGCGGTCGAGCCCGCGCTGATGGTCGACATGCTCGCCGACATCGATCGGCAGGTGGGCGCCGACCACTACTACAACCGCCCGCTCGGCTTCCGCGACCCGATCCAGGCGACCTTCGGGAAGTACGCCAAGGACGAGTCGTGGTCCTGGTCGCAGGGCAACGAGTACGTCAGCGACGAGATGCTGAAGAACCTCGCCGCGAACCAGTGGCAGCTCGTCGAACAGGCGTTCGGAGACGACGTCCGCAAGAGCTTCCAGAAGGACCCGATCGCGGTCTTCTCGTCGATGCCCGACCCGCAGAAGGTCGTGCTCGCCCGTCTCGCCTCCGACAGCCAGCAGCGGTGAGCATGACCCCGAACCCGAACTGGATGCGGTGGCCCCACCCGATGGCCGTCGCAGACCCGCAGGTGGTCATCGATGCGACCGAGAAGACCGCATCGATGGAGTACGTCGAGGTCTCGCCCGCCGCGATCGTGACCTCGGTGGCCGTGGATCTACCGACCTGGATGCGTGAGCTTCCGGAGGGCACGGAGAAGGTCGCGGCCAAGCGCCTCGGGACCAACGACGATCTGCCGTCGGTCACGCTGAAGAACATCTGGCGTCACCCGAACGCACACCCGATCGTCCTCTCGCTCATCTTGCTCGACCGCTACGGGCAGGAGTGCATGGAGTGGGAGACGGACGCGCTCCGCATGACGCTCAAGAAGGACGAGATCCTGCTGTCCGACAGCGTCTGGACGAAGATTCTCGCGGTGCGCGTCCTTCTCCAGAGCCCCTCGCCCTGGCGTCAGTGGGAGCAGTTCCACTGGATCGCACTCGGGCTTGCCGGACGTGCGCCCAACTTCAAGTTCATGGAGAAGCCTCAGATCGGCTTCCTCATGAGCGCCGTCGACACGATGCTGCACGTCGATCGCCCGCGGCCCTTCGCCGAAGACATCGTGAAGTTCGTGGCGGTCGCCTTCCGCGACGAAGGCATCGCGTACGCACCGGCACCGCTTCAGTTCGCGCAGGAGGAGCTCGACGATCGTCGACTCAAGTGCAAGCAGTGCGGTACCGTCGAACGGGACGATCACGACGTGAAGTGCGTCTCCTGCGGCTCGAAGGAGCTGGAGCGACTCCCGGTCATGTTCGCGGACATGCGCGACCAGACCAAGAAGCTCTTCAACGAGCGCAAGACGAAGCCGCTGGAGCAGGCGGTGGATGGTCTCGGGGAAGACGCCGTCGGGAACGCGACGTATCGCCTCCTCGTCCACAACGAGTACCGCAACCAGGTGCGTGCTCAGCTCATCAGCCAGATCCGGATGCTGAAGGGTGCGTGATGCCCAACCACAAGCCCAGCCTCGGTGAAGTCCTTCAGGACGGTGACGCGCGGAAGCGCGTGACCGAGGCGCTGCTTTCACATGCGAAGCAGCAGGGCACGAAGGTCGAGTACACGTACAACACCGTGGGCGGCTACTTCGACCCCAAGGGCGATCAGGGCAAACCCTTGGTCGCGGTGGCCAAGCACCTCGAAGGTACCGACGAGGGTCTGTCGACACTCGCGCATGAGCTCGGTCACGCGGAGTTCGAAAAGTCGCCCATCGGGCGTGTGGTGCGGTCGGGTACCCTGCGTTCTCTGGCAGGCGCTGCGCCGCTGATCGGCGTCGTGATCGCGCATGTCGCCGAAGGCAACGCCGTTCGTCGCGCACTGCTCAGCGCCAGCGCCGTCGCGGCAATGCAAGTTCCTCTTCTCGCCGACGAGGGTGTCGCCTGGATGAAGGGGCACCGTCTGATGAAGGAACACGGGGCGACCCCGCAACAGCTCAAGCATCTTCGCAGTGAAGCGCTGCGGCTGGGGAGCACGTATCTTCAGCCCGGTGCGATGGGCATGGGCACCTCGCTTTTGATCTCTGCTCTCCATGGCGCCGCTGACGAAGGACTGATCTGATGCCGAATCTGCTCAGCACGGCTGGTCGCTTCATCGCGCACAACCCGCATGCCGCCACCGCCGCGGGTGCGGGTCTCGGCGCTGCTGCGGGTCTTGCCCGCGAGTCGATGCAGGACGGCGAGAAGAACTACGTCGCGGCCGGGCTCGGGGGTGCGCTCAAGGGTGGTCTCATCGGCGCCGGCGTGGGGGCAGGCGCTCGCAGCGTTCGCGACACGATGCTCTTGAACCCTCAGGCGGCAGGCGTCGGAGGCGTCGCAAAGGCGCACCTCAAGCGGATGGGCGAAGGCGTCTCGAATCTCGTCCAGCGCCAGGTCCATGGCGTCACCGGCTACGGCGCGAAGGACACCGCGTACCTCGACCGCATCGGGATCGCAGGCAGCGCAACCTCGGCACGAGCGGGTCGACTGGAGGCCCTTCGTGCGATGGACTATGCGAAGCACAACCCTGCGAAGGCGCAGCGCGCGATCCACGGCGCGTCGAAGCAGCTCGGCGCTTTCGCTGAAGAGGGTGCGGTCGGCGACCGCATGCGCGAGCTCGGGATGACGCATGCTCCCGGTGCGGTGAAGGCGTTCGCGACGAACCCGCGTGCGGCGTCCAAGGTCATCTACGACCAGCTCCGCCTCGGTGGTGGGCTCGGTGTCGCAGCGGGCATCGGAGCGCCCCTCGCTGTCAGCGGCATGGACCTCGCGCGTGGTGACGAGAGCGCCACCGGCGGACGATCGATGACCGAGAAGGGCTTCCGTGCGGCGGCCAACATCGGTGGAGGCCTGGTGTTCGGTGGCATGCCTCTGCTCTCGCAGAACGTCGTCGGACAGGGCACCGAGTACCTCGCGGGTCGTGCCGGCAAGCTGCTCCACGGCAAGATGAATCCCGCGCCCGCACAGATCGGGTAGTATCCACACATGACGTTCTTCGGCGCCCAGGGGATGGTTGAGAACCGCGGAGCATCGCTCAGCGGCTCGTTCAACCGTACGAACATCCTCGGGCGGCAGTATGCGCCGTTCGCGAACCCCTTCTTCGACCAGGCGTCGACCTACACGCCGCAGTCGGTGAAGAGCCTGTTCGGGTTCTGCCGCTACTACTACCTGACGCACGGCATCATCAACGCGATCTGCACGAAGGCCGCCGAGTACCCCATCACCGACATCAACTTCTCGCACAAGGAGCGAGGAGTCGCGGATCGATGGCGGGATCAGATGCTCGGCGCGATGCAGTACCGGACGCACCAGTTCGAGGTGAACCTCGACTACTACGTCTACGGCAACGCGTTCGTGTCCCCGAGCTTCCCCTTCAGGAAGTACCTGAAGTGCCCGCAGGACGGCTGTCTTGCGGAGATCGACGCGCTCGAACACCTGAAGAGCTGGCGGTACACCGATCACAAGTTCTACCTGACGTGCCCCAAGTGCGGTCAGTCGAACTTTGCCAAGGGGCACGACAAGTACCTGCCCAAGGCCTCCGAGATCGGGCTCATCCGGTGGAACCCGGAGAACGTCTCGATCTTCTTCAACGAGTCGACCGGGCGCATGGACTATGCGCTCGACCTGTCGCCGAAGTTCAAGTCCCTCGTCACGATGGGGCGCAAGGACATCGTCGCGACGACGCCGCAGCTCTTCCTCGAAGCCGTGAAGGAGCGCCGGCTCCTCGTGTTCGACAAGCGCGAGGTCTTCCACATGCGGAGGCCGGCGCTGTCGAGCATGGACATGGGCTGGGGCGTGCCCCTTCTCATGCCGGTGCTCAAGGACGCCTTCTACATGCAGATCATGAAGAAGGCACAGGAGACGGTGCTCCTCACGCACCTGATGCCGCAGATCTTCCTCTACCCGCAGCCTGCCACCTCGGGCGCGGATCCCTTCTCGACGGTGAACCTCGCCGACTGGCGTGGTCACATCCAGCGTGAGCTCGCCCGTCAGCGGATGGACCCGAGCTACTACGGCATCCTGCCGTTCCCGATCGGCCACCAGATCATCGGCGAGAACGGACGTGCCCTCCTGCTGATGCAGGAGATCCGGCAGATGGGCGAGATGGTCGCCATCGGCATGGGCTTCCCGATCGACCTCGTATTCGGTCAGGGCACCTACGCTGGCACGAGCGTCTCGATGCGCATGGTCGAGAACTTCTTCCTCTCGAACGTGCAGAACCAGTTCCGAATGCTGCACTGGACGATGCGCCGCATCGGTGACTACCTGAACTGGCCGGTGCCCACCGCCCGCTTCAAGCCGTTCAAGATGGCGGACGACCTTCAGCGCATGGCCTTCGCGCAGGGTCTGAACCAGATGTCGAAGATCAGCGACACCTCGCTCATCTCGATGATGGACTTCAACGTCGAGGACGAGGCCGAGCTCCAGATGAAGGAGACGGCCATCCGCATGGAGGCGCTGAAGAAGCAGCAGCTCGCTCAGGCCGAGATCCAGGGCGAGGCGATGGTCGTGCAGGCGCGCTACCAGGCGCAGGCGACTGAGATCATGAACGAGGCGCAGATGAAGGCGCAGCAGGCCGCCATGGAGGGCGCCGCGGCTCCTGCGTTCGGACAGGAGAACGCCTCGCAGCTCGCCTCGGCGCCGGCGGGGTTGCCGCTGAACCAGGCCGCTGCCGCGCTCGCTGCCGAGATCGGCAAGATGCCGGGTGACATGCAGACGCAGAACCTGACGCACCTGGCGAACACTGCACCCGAGATGGCGGAGCTCGTTCGACAGAACATGCTCAGGCCCTCAGGCGGTGGGGTCGACATGCGACCGCTTCCCGAACAGCGACCGCCTCGTCGTGTCTCGCTGGGCGGCGCTGGAGGGTGAGCAAAAAAGGGGCGGTTACCCGCCCCTTTTCACTGTCCCAGCCGGTCGCGCATCGCACGAAGGTGCGGCGGCATCCGAGCCATGAGGTCCCTCACTCGCGCGATGTTGGGGTGCGTATTCAGCACCGACTCGACCGCGAGCTTCGGGAACGAGTTCTCGGGGGTCGCGACCTCCGACAAGACGCTCAGGAACGCCGTGTCGGGGTCGCACGCTTCGAGCAGATCGTTGCGCCACTCGTAGGCCGCGACGAACTGCTGCATGAGCGGGCCGTACGTCTTGGCCCACTCTTCCCGCGCTTTCTCGCGCGTCTGTGCGTTCGCCTGCCCCCCGATCCCTTCGTTGGTGTCGGGGAGCCATTTGTTCGGGCGCCCGGAGTGTTCGGACACACAGCGCTGGATCTGCGTGATCGGCGCGTCCTTGATCGCGAAGAAGATGGCCCCGAGCTCCTCGCTGTGGCCGCGCAGCCCCTTCACAGCATCGAGCGGCGCGTTGAAGAGGATGGTCAGAGCTTGCCTCGGAGGCAGCGCCTTGATGTCGTCCAGCGTGAGCTCGCGCCCGATCAGCTTGTACACCTCTCGCGCCGGCTTCGAGTCGGTCACGGCGAGACGCGATAGACCCCGTCGCATCTCCTCGACGGTGGCATCCCCGCGCACCGCCCAGAGAACCTCGCGCACACCTTCGACCTCTCGAAGGTAACGACGAGCATCTTCGCCGCTCATGAGCCGGATGTACAACGCCGAGTTCGAGTGGTTCTTGACGTCGTTCCGCTCCCCCGCATAGAGGGCAGACCTCGCTCCCCGCTCACAGATGCTCCACCACGAGTTGTGGCAGACGCAGAGTTGGATGAGGCGCGAAAGCCCCTCACGTGCACGACCACCCTCGTAGAGATGCTCGGCGTACTCGCGGCTGAACCAAGCGAGGTTACCGATCTCGTCCACGATATCTCCAGGCTCGAACGGCAGCGTACGCAGACCGAAGTCCTCGGGTGCGTACGGGTTCAGCCTCATCGAGGTGAGGTCTTGCTTCTGCCGCTTGGCGTACTTGCGGAGAAAGCTGGGATCGAGCAGTGCGAGCGCCATCTTCTCGTAGCTGCTTCGGTAGTAGTGAAGCAGCGCCGTGGCGATGTGGATGGGCGTATAGCTCGTCCGTGCATCGCCGATCGTTTGGTACCCGTACATCTCCAAGGGAGAGATGCCGAGCGACAACATGCGCGGGGGCGGGTAGCTAGCGAACGCGTACGGCTTCGCGACCGTGATCACCGTTTGCCTGCCGCTCGTGTAGTCGTACTTCACCTCGGTCCCCGGCGGGATGTTCACCTTCTGCGGGAGCTCGTAGAGGCCCTTGCCGTAGGCGAGGAGAGCCACATCCCAGCAGCGCGAACGAAAGCCGAGCGGGTCGGGGCCCTGGCTGATCACCGAGGTGAAGATAGGTCGCAGGTGTTCGCTGATGACGGTGTGCGCCATCGAAGCGTACACAGAGAGGCTGGTTACCAAGGATGCTCCATGACGATGTTGCGTCCCCAGGGAAGGCGGTTGCCTCCTTCGGGGATGACGAAGGTCGTATTCATGTAGGGCTTCTCGGGGATGTCGATGTAGCCATCCGTCAGGATGCAGATGGCGTTCGGCTTCACCCGATCGGCTGCTTCGAAGACGCACATGGCGGACGTCTTGTAGTGGTCGCCCGAGACGAACTTCACGTACTGGTAGATGTTCTTCGGGTTCGTCGTCTCGTGATAATCGCGCTGCACCTGGTCGAAGGTGACGATCACCGTCTTGGTCGCCCGCATCGCCGCCGACATCACGTTCGAGATGAACGTGCGAATGAGCTCATCACCGACGCTCGCGCTGATGTCGATGCCGAGCAGCAGCACACGCTCCTTCGTGCTGCGGGTCTGCGGGAGGATGACCTTGATCGGGTAGTACTTCACCTTCGGCGGGCAGTAGGTGGCTTCGTCCCACCCGAGGTCGTGCGAAACCTCGCCACGAAGGATCGTTCCCCAGGGGAGCGTGCCCTTCATGATCTTCTGCATGCGATCGCGCACGGCCTTCGAGAGGGGACGTGCGTGGTCCGAGGTCGCCTCGGAGAGCGATCGAGAATGGGCCACGTCCTGCTGGAACGTGGACTGCCACTCCTTGTTCGCCTGCGGGTCGTTCGGATCGACGCCTGCGGGAGGGGCCGGCATGGGTCGAAGGTCGTCGCCCTTGCCGAGCTCGTCGTCACCCGGCTGGTACTTCGCGATGGAGTCCGGGTTCTCCTGCTGGGCCTTGAGGAGAATGTCGTAGATCTCCTCGGCCGTGAGGCCCTTCGCCCACTCCTGCGGCTGCACGAAACGATCAGGGATCTTCCAGTCGTTCTTGCCATCACCCAGCAGCTCAGAGCACTGCTGGTTCACGTAGATGTCCACCGCGATGTTCCAGAGCTCCGGCTCTCGGGACCCTCGCCGCGAGTGGTGGTTGAAGTAGATGTGCAGCAGCTCGTGCAGAAGCCCGAACTCGATGACTTCGATCGGCTCTTTGAGCAGGAACTTCGCCCCGCAGTAGACGGAGATCCCGTCGGTGGCCATCGTCCGAAGCCCTTCTTCGACGTGCACCTTCACCGCCGAGCCGAAGAGGATGTACCCGAAGAACGGGTTCCTGATGACGAGTGCGGTGCCTGCCTTGATGAGCCTCCGGTGACAGATGGGATCGACGCTGTTCTTGAGAATCACGGTTCCTCGGTCTCGTCGGCGTCGGCGATGACTGAGCCCATGAGCTTGCCGGCGGCCGACTTGTAGTGCTTGCGGAACTCGCGTCGCATCTCGTCGCGGATCTGAAGGAGGAACGCCACCTTCAGCTCCGGAGAGTCCTTCAGGTTGTCGATGAACTTCTCGATGCCCGTCCATCCGGGCTGCACGCCGCCCTTCTGGTTCATTCGCATCGTGAGGGCGAAGACCGAGGCGAACTCCGCCATCTTCCGTTCGACGGCACCCGACGGCATGTTCTTGATCTCGCCGTTCATGAGGATGTAGTCGACGTCGATCTTCGAGAGGATGTTGTACCAGGCGAGGAAGTCGGCCTTCACGGCGGCCCCGAGCTTGCGCTCCAGGATCGCCGGCCACTCCTTCTCGTCGTGGAACTTCCACATGTGGAGCGACGCCTCGCGGTACCCACGCGGAGTCGGGAAGCGGTAGACGTTCTCCTCGTACTTGTGGAGGAGCTCGCGTCGAGCCGACAGGAAGCCGATGAGGTGCGGGTGGATGTTGCCGGTCCTCTTCGCGTACTCGGCGAAGTCGTCGAAGTCGGCCTCGACTTCGATGATCGTCACGCGCGTACGGAGCGACTCCGACAGACGGTTCGCGTGGATGTCGTCCTGGGTCCGGTTGCCCGCGCACATCATCAGCGAGTTCGGATGCAGCGCGTAGTCCTTGAACCGCCGATGCACGAAGAGGTTCAGGAGCGAGTTGACGACGATGTTCGTCGCCTTGTCGATGTCATCGAAAAGAAGAAGCGTGGGCACGTGGCACGCCTGGTAGGCGGCACGATTGAGCACCCAGAGGACGCGCTGGTCCTTCTTGGTGAGTACACCGTTCGGGTCTTCGACGTCGATGACCCACGGGATGCCCGAGGTGTCGGTCGGGTCCGAAGCTTCACCCGTAGCGATGGGCTCAAAAATGAGCGCGTCGCCCATCACCTCGCTCATCTCCGCCGCCAGGCTTCCGGCCATCTCGGTCTTGCCGAGGCCCACCCCGCCCATGAGGGCGGGGATGGACAGGTAGCGGCTCTCCCACTGAACGGTGAGCTCCTGAAGCGCCTGCTTCTGAGCTTCCGAGTACTTCGGCATCAGCTTCTCCCTCTCTTGTGCAACATGTCCTGCTCGTCCCAGATCGTGTGATCGCGCTCGATGGCGCGCTTCACGTCCTCATAGTCCTCGGAGTAGTGCTCGCCGCCGAACACGTACTCGTCGTCCTCGTCCTCCTCGTCCTCGTCGTCGTCCTCCTCTTCGTCGGAGGCTGCGTCGGGGTCGTAGTCGCCCAGGCAGTTGTCGTGGATTGCGCGCACCGGAGCGATGTCGTCCTTGTTCAGGACGAGAGCGAGCTGCGGGCGCCCATCACCCAACCCGTTGTTGATCTCGACGATGGCGATCTCGGTGTCGGGATCGAGGAGGAACATCGCGCACTGTTCCTCCTTGTTGTAGAAGAACTGGCCCTTCAGCAGGACCGTGGCGTCTTCCATGACGCCGACCGGCTCGTTGCACTCGGCGCAGTCCGGCGTCTCGTGATCGTGGTCATGAGCGTACGTCGCGGGGCGGGTCATTCAGTCTCCAGAGGACGTAGTAGAGGTGGTGAGAGACGCCGAGAAGAAAGCCTGCGACGACACTAAGCAGCAGCAGGTTCTGCGTCGTCGGCTTCATCGTGTTTCTCCGGGTACATGTTCAGGAGGACCGCGTTCTGTACGAAGTCCTCGAACTGCGTGAGCGTGTCGGTCCGCTCGAAGTAAGCGGGGTCGTCCTGGTGCTCGTTGTCCGGCATGGTCGCCTCCACATCTCTGATAGGGCAGGAACCGGCCTGATTCGGCCACGTTCGTTGACCCTCCAGAGCACGGAGCAGTAGACTGCGACGGTGCTGACCATCGACCCGAACAAGCAGTTTGAGGAGCTGAAGGCCCGGCTGCTGGCCGAGATCTCCAGCACCTTCCCCATCGTCGATTCCAAGAGTGGGATCGAGGTGCGTGTGAAGAAGCTGGAGGTGGGCGGAGCCGAGCTCGGCACCGACGACATCAAGGGACAGATGGAGGCGCGGCTCTCGGGCCGTTCGTACACGGCGCCCGTCTACGGCCACGTCGAGATCGTCGATCGCGACGGCAAGGTGCTGGCCAGCCGCCGCATGCGGCTTGCGGAGATCCCGCGTCTGACACGCCACCACAGCTTCATCATCGGCGGCCAGGAGAAGACGGTCTCGAACCAGTGGCGTCTTCGGCCCGGTGCATACGTCAAGGCCACCGAGAAGAAGGGCGAGTACGAGGCGCAGTTCCAGCTCGCCAAGGGCAAGAGCTTCGATGTGCAGATGGAGCCCGGTACGGGCTACATGTTCATCAAGAGCGGGTCGAGGAAGATCCCGCTCTACTCGGTGCTGAAGGCCACCGGCGTCAGCGACGACGAGATGAAGAAGGCGTGGGGCGACAAGAGCTTCGCGGCCAACCAGAAGAAGGCTCGCTACGAGCACGATCTGAAGTCCTTCTACACGGCGATGAAGGACTCGCAGCAGGTGCCGGAGGATCTGCCGCAGGCGATCAACAAGTACCTGTCCGAGACGAAGATGGACGCGGCGGTCACCAAGACCACGCTCGGCGGTCCCTTCGAGTCGGTCTCGGGCCCGGCGCTATTGCGCGCGAGCGCGAAGCTGATCAACGTCAGCGCCAACAAGGTCCAGCCGGACCCGATCGACTCGCTGGAGTTCAAGGAGCTCTGGACGCCGACCGACCATTTCGTCGAACGCCTGAAGGCGTCGAAGACCGACATCCACAGCCGCGTGCTGAAGTCGCTCGGCAAGAAGAGCACGATGGAAGGGCTGCGTGCCGGCAACAGCACGGTCCTTCGCGACATCGTGATGCCGGACCTCATCCAGAAGCCGATCAACCACGTCTTCGCCACGGCGCTCGCGAGCAACTCGAAGCAGACGAACCCGGTGACGATGCTCGCCGACCACAGTCACACGACCATCATGGGTCCGGGTGGCCTGAAGTCCGAGCATCAGGTGACGCTGTCGAACACCTCGGTCGACCCGTCGCACCTCGGCTTCCTCGATCCGGTCTTCACGCCCGAGGGCTCGGGAGCTGGCACCTCGCTCCACCTGACGAGTGGCGTGTCCATCAAGGACCGCAAGCCGTACACGAAGCTCTACAACCTCAAGACCGGCAAGGTCGAGGAGCTCACGCCGGCGGAGGCAGCTCGTGCTGTCGTGGTCCTGCCGGACCAGATCCAGTGGCAGGCGGGCAAGCCCAAGCCGATCAACCAGCAGGTGCGCGTCTCGAACAAGAACGGCGAGATCGAAGAGGTTCCGTTCAGCAAGGCGGAGTACGCCCTCATCACCCCGGGACAGGTGTTCTCGACCGAGACGAACCTCGTGCCGTTCATGCAGAACGACGCGGCAGGTCGTACGACGATGTCCGCACGCCACATGGCACAGGCGCTCTCGGTCGTCGGTCGTGAGCCGCCGGCGGTACAGGTGGAGGCGGCGCCGGGTCACTCCTTCGAGAAGCGCATCGGCGAGACTTTCCTCTCCCACAAGTCGCCCGTCGACGGAACGGTGATCGCCGTGAAGTCGGACGAAGTGATCGTGAAGGGGAAGGACGGACGAGAGCACGCGGTCCACCTCTACGACCACTACCCGCTGAACGACAAGAAGGCGATGCTTCACTCGAAGCCGCTGGTGAAGGTCGGCGACTCGGTGAAGGCGGGCCAGGTCCTGGCCGACCACTCGTTCACGAAGAACGGCGTGCTCGCACTGGGTGCGAACGTGCGTGTGGCGTACGTCGCGAACGGGGCCAACCACGAAGACGGCATCGTTCTCTCGGAGAGCGCAGCCAAGAAGCTCGGTACCGAGCACCTGCTCAAGCCGTCGTTCTACGTCACCTCGGACCACACGGTCAGCAAGACCGAGTTCGAGAAGCACAAGGGGATGTCGTACACCCCGCAGCAGCTCGCCAAGATCGATGCGAACGGGCTCATCAAGCCTGGTACTCGCGTCGAGCCTGGAGACCCGCTCGTGCTGGCGCTGCGTGCTCAGCGCGATCCGGAGTCGCTCGACTCGAAGATGCTGGCGCAGCTCTCGAAGAAGAGCGGACGTCTTGGCTTCAGCAACGCGGCGCTCACGTGGGACCACCCGTACCCGGGCACGGTCGTTCGCGTGACGCGAGCGAACAAGAACATCGTGGTCCACGTGAAGACCGAGGAGCCGCTCGTCGTGGGCTCGAAGGTCTCCACGCGTCACAGCGCCAAGGGCATCGTCACGCAGGTGGTGCCCGATCACGAGATGCCTTTCTTCCACAAGAACGGGAAGAAGGAGCACGTCGAGATGCTCATCAACCCGGTCTCGGTGCCGGGCCGCATGAACCCGGGCCAGATCCTGGAGACGGCGGCTGGCAAGATCGCCGAGAAGACGGGCAAGCCGTACATCGTCAAGAACTTCGATGGACAGACCGACTACCTGAAGAAGGTTCAGGACGAGCTGAAGAAGCACGGTCTGAAGGAGACCGAGACGCTCATCGACCCGAAGACTGGGCGCAAGATCGGCGATGTCACGGTCGGCCCGCACTACGTCTTCCAACTCGAACACCAGATCGACAAGAAGACGCACGTTCGGCACGGCGGGTTCTACGTGAAGGACCTCGCCCCGATGATCCAGTACGACACCAACATGGTGCCGCGCGGGGGCGGTGAGTCGGGCGCACAGAGCCTGGGCTCCCTCGGCGTGTACGGTGCGCTCGCCGCGGGGCTCAAGAAGAACCTCGGCGAGATGCAGACGCTCAAGTCGGACAAGCCGCAGGCCGAGGCGCTCTGGCAGTCGCTCGTCAACGGTGAGCCGCTACCGCCTCCGCAGGTGCCCTTCGTCTACAGCAAGTTCGAGGCGATGCTGCACGCGGCAGGTCTCAACACGGAGAAGAAGGGCAGCCAGCTCCGCATCATGCCGCTGACGGATAAGGAGATCCTGGAGCGTGCCGGCAAGCACGCGAAGGTGACCAACCCCGCAGCGACCGTGATGGCGAAGAACATGAAGCCGGAATCCGGCGGCATCTTCGACACCCGCATCTTCGGCCCCGACAAGAACAAGTGGGGATACGTCGAGCTCGCCTCGCCGATGCCGAACCCTGTGTTCGCGAAGGCGATCGTCAATCTGCTCGACCTTCGCGGGAAGCAGGAGGGCAAGCAGCGCCTCAACGAGACGCAGCTCCTGCACAAGGTCGTCTCGGGCGAGCTCACGGTCGGCGGCAAGTCCGGCGGTGCAGCGGTTCGCGAAGCGCTCGCCAAGATCGACATCGACAAGGAGATGAAGAAGCTCAAGGCGAAGATCGACGACCCGAAGGTGAAGGGCGCTGATCTCAGCCGTGCGACCTTCACGTACAAGGCGCTCCAGTCGCTCAAGGAGCAGGGCAAGACGCCGGCGGAGGCGTACACGATGCAGTACCTGCCGGTGCTGCCTCCGATCTACCGTCCCTTCCAGGAAGGCACGGACTCGCTCGATCGCATCGACCCGCTGAACCAGCTCTATCGCCGGCTCGGCATGGTCAACAACTCGCTGCTCGACTCCCGCAAGGAAGGCATCCCGCACAAGCGCCTACTCAAGCACGAGGGCGACCTGTTCCAGGAGATGCAGAACCTCATCGGGACGACGCCGAAGAACAAGAAGGCGCTCGACATCGACTACCACGGCAAGGAGATCCGTGGTCGTCACCTGCCCGGCATCCTTCACTCGATCGCAGGCGAGAGTCCGAAGGACGGCTTCTTCCAGGACAAGGTCATCGGCAAGAAGCAGGACTACTCGGCCCGTGCGACCATCGTCGCGGACCCGACGCTGGGTCCTGACGAGATCGGAGTGCCCAAGAAGATCGCGTTCGAGCTCTACCGCCCGATCGTGGCCCGCCGTCTCACGCAGATGGGCATCGACCCGTTCCAGGCCCAGAAGGACATCTCGGCCCGCACGCAGACGGCCGAGGAAGTTCTTCGACAGGAGATCGAGCACCGTCCGGTGCTGATGAAGCGCGACCCGGTGCTCCACCAGTACGGCATCATCGGCCAGAAGGTTCGCCTCACCGATTCACGCGCGATCAAGGTCAGCCCGCTGGTGCTGCCTCCGATCGGCGGTGACATCGACGGCGACGCCGTCGCGCTGATGCTGCCCATCAGCCACGAGGCGGTGCAGGAGGTACACAAGCTCCTGCCCTCGAACCGCTCGATCTCGGCCAGCACGGGTGAGGTGCTCTTCACCCCGACCAACGAAGCGCTGCTCGCGCTCTACCGCATGTCGCTGCCCAAGCGACAGACCACGCATTCGTTCACGTCCAAGGCGGATGCCGAGAAGGCATTCGTCGAGAACAAGATCAACCTGGACGACGTGGTGACCATCGAGGGCAAGCGCACGACGCTCGGCCGTGCTCGCATCGCCTCGATGGTTCCGCAGAAGTACCGGGAGCGGATCCTCACCGACCTTCAGGCTCCGGTGACGAAGAAGTTCGTCAACGACCTGCTCAAGGATGTCGCTCGCAACGAGCCTGCGCACTTTGGTGCCCTCACGCAGAACATCACGCAGCTCGGCTTCAAGATGGCCTACGAGAGCGGACACACTGTCCGGCTGAGCGACCTCGAACCGCTGCGCGCCGATCGACAGCGCATCATCAGCGAAGCGAAGCGGCTCGCCGAGAAGGCGAAGACCGACGACGAGCGTACGAAGATCTGGCAGGACGCGACCAAGACGCTCCACCAGGTCTACAGCCAGAACCACCACAAGAACCCGACGAACGTCTCGGACATGGCCCACTCGGGCATCAAGGCCAAGCGCGAGCAGTTCCAGGGCCTGGTGATCGCCCCGATGCTGGTCGAGGATCACCTCGGCCGACCGTCGAAGATTCCGATCACGCGCTCGTTCTCCGAGGGCATCGACATCGGTGGCTACTTCCTTCAGTCCTCGGGTGCGCGCCGCGGCGTCATCCAGAAGACGGATGCGGTGCGGGATCCCGGCGTGCTCACGAAGGAGCTCATCCAGTCGAACATCGACTCGCCGATCACGTCGCACGACTGTGGCACGACGCAGGGCGTGAGCCTCAGCGCGAACGATCGCGACCTGGTGGATCGCTACCTCGCCTCGCCCGTCATGGGGCATCCGGCTGGGTCGATCATCACGCCGGAAATGCAGAGCTCGTTCGCCAAGAACGGGGTCACGCACGTGTTCGTGCGCTCGCCTCTGAAGTGCCGCATGCCGCACGGTGTGTGCTCTACCTGCATGGGCAAGCACCCGAGCGGGAGCAACTACGCCATCGGTGACAACGTCGGCATCATCTCGGCGCAGGCCATCGGTGAGCGTGCTTCGCAGCTCATGCTGAAGCAGACGCACAACCAGGGCATCGTGCCGATCGAGCGTGGTGCAGTAGACGAGTTCAGCACCGTGCAGAACATCTTCGGTGTCGCGAAGAAGTCGCCGGTCGATGCAGTGCTCGCACCGAAGAGCGGCAAGGTGACGCGCATCGAGACGCCTCCTCAGGGCGGCTACCGCATCTACTACGACACGAGCAAGGTGCCGCTCTACTCGCGTCACAAGCCGAAGCCGCACGTCACGGTGGGCTACTCGTTCCACCGAGGCGAGATGCTGACCGAAGGTGACCCGAACCTTCGCGAGCTCACGAAGATCAAGGGCATCGAGGCGGCGCAGGACTTCATGGTCGATCGCGTCGGCAAGATCTACGAGAAGGAGGGCGTCCTTCGTCGTCACGTCGAGCTCACGGTCCGGAACGCGACAAGCACGATGACGGTCGTCGATCCGGGTGATCACCCGTCCATCCTTCGCGGTGACCACCTTCAGAAGTCGGTCATCGACGAGATCAACCGCACGGTCCTCAAGGGCAAGCGCCCGATCATCGCTCACGCACGGCTGGAGCCGATGCAGACCACCACCGCGATGAAGCAGAAGGACTGGATGGGCCGGCTGATGAGCAACCAGCTCCAGCAGCACATCACGAACGCCGCTTCGATCGGCGAGAAGTCCGACATCCACGGACTCCACCCGATCCCGGGTCTGGCGTACGGCGCTGAGTTCGGGCACGGTCGAGGAGTCGCAGGGTACTGATGTCCTACTCCGGAAATGGCCCGTCCACTTCGGCCTTCTTCCCGTTCGTCTGTGAGAAGGCGACGGTCGTCGACGTCAACAAGAACAACTACACGGTGACTGTCGTCACCGAGTCGACGTCGAAGAAGTTCGAGGACCTTCAGATCCTCTCCCCGTATGTGCACAACCACAGCGGGGAGGGGTGCACGATCCTTCCGGAGGTCGGCGCAACGTGCATGGTGGGGCGCGCGAACGACACCTCGCCCCCGTTCATCATGGGCTTCCTGCTCCTGCCTACGGTGGTGCACTCGGCGGATGGAACACCGCTGCGGAGCACGTCCGACGGCGGCAGCACGACAGACATCTCGTACAAGGGCAACCGCATCGATCTACAGCCGGGCGACATGGCCTGGATCGGGCGCGACGAGAACTTCTTCATCATGCGTCGCGGAGGCATCCTCCAGATCGGTGCCACCGAGATCGCGCAGCGCATCTGCCTGCCCATCGGCAACTACATCAAGGACTTCTGCGAGAACTACTCGCTCGACACGTTCGCCGGCGACATCCGCATGACGGTCGAGCGCCAGGAGAACGATCCGAGCGGTGATGCCCCCTGCACGTACGTGTTCCACATGAACGAGTATGCGCAGGACGAGAAGGCCACTCTCCGTGTCCGACACTTCCCTCTTCGAGGCCCCACGGGTGAATCGAAGATCGTCTGGGATATCAAGGTCGCTCAGGACGGCATCAACAGGGACACCGGAGAAGTCAGCTCCGAGGTCTACTCGATGATGATCGAGATGAGCGGGGCCAAGACGGAGCTCATCGGCGCCGACCACTCGCTGCGGGTCAAGGGGAACCAGACCTACGAGGTCGACGGGGATCTACTGCACAAGGCCCAAGGGAAGGCGACGCTGGAGGCCACGGGCGACGCGACCGTCAAGAGTGGCAGCAAGGCCGTCATCGACGCGCCGCAGGTCATGGTGGGTGGCCCGAGTGCCAGCGAACCGGCCGTTCTGGGTGCCCAGCTCCTCACGTACCTGACGACTCTCGCCACCGCTGCGGGCTCTGCTCCGCCGACGCCGGCGATCCTGTCCACGAAGGTACTGGTGTCGTCGTAACGCAACCTCTGATGGTAGGATGAACCCCATGGAACTCTTCACGCCGGTGCAGAAGCCCTTCGCCAACTCGAAGGTGGCGGCGACTCCCCTCGACGAGGACGCGACCAAGTGGAGCTCGCAGATCCTCCAGGAGCTGTTCCGTCAGGTGCCGGACGCCTCGGAGTACAACCCGAAGGTCGTCATGATGCGCCAGGACCCCGAGCAGGGGTTCGCGGTCGGCGTCATCCTCGTGTCGAGCCAGACCGACTCGGCGCTGACGCCGTCGACGTCGAAGCAGCCGACGTCGAAGAAGGCCCTCATCCCGGTCATCGTGAAGAACAACGAGCTCTGCCCGCTCGACCTTCTGATGAGCGAGGACAAGAAGATGTTCCCGCTGAACGGCCAGCGCCTGCGCGAGGTGCTGTTCCGGCCGAACACCTTCGACGTCATGACGCCCGACGAGTCGGACGGCAGTCTCTACTCGATGTTCTACCCGCCGGGCCGTTCCTCGAACACGCCGGGCGCGGGCACGTCGAACACCGGCTCGGACGTGTCACACGTGTACGGCCCCGGCATGAAGATGGCGCAGGACTTCGCGAAGACCTCGCTCCTCGCCGAGATCGCGCCGACGCTCTCGCAGTACGACCTCGACGCCCTCAGCGACAAGATCGCGAGCGAGGGCCTCCAGGACCAGCTCAGCGTCAACGCGGCGTTCAGCGCCCTCGTCGCGCACCTCAGCACGTTCGACGGTCAGCTCCTGACCGACGGCGATGCGGACATCCTCACCGACAAGGCCGCGAGCCTGGCGGAGATCGAGGTCGCGCAGTTCGGCTACGACGCCGCGCGTGATCGCTACTGGATGAAGACCGCGGCGCGCACCCTCTACAACCCGGCGATCGACTACATCTCGCGTCGTGAGCTCGTGAAGCTCGCCGGCGAGGAGATCGCGAAGAAGGTCGACACCGACGGCACGACCACGCTCGCCGAGCCCCCGAAGGACCTCACGCCGCTCAACACCGACGGCGAGAACGCCGCCATCATCACGCAGGCGGGCGTCTACAAGGTCCGGGACACCTCGGGCAAGGAGTACGTGGGCTGGGTCATCCCGCAGCTCATCGACTTCGACGGCACGCGCCTGCCCATGTCGGCGTTCACCAACGGCGAGGTCGCGGCGGTCCAGAGCCAGATCGTCGGCACGCCCGTGGGCGATGACGGCAGCATGGACCTGCCCACGGCCGAGCCGCAGGGCTCCGGGCTCTTCTTCACGGCGGCGGAGGACGGCATCCAGGCGACCGTGCCGGTGAAGGTGCTGGGCACCGAGGCGGGCATGGACGGAAGCAACATCGTCCACGTCCTCAGCCTCACGGGCGAGGAGCACATCCTGCGTCTCGTGCCGGGCCTCAAGCAGATGATCCCGCAGGGCGGCGAGATCATGCTGCCCGACACCGCGCAGTTCCTCCCGATGGAGGACGAGCATGCGATCGCGCTCCTGGACGGCCAGGAGGCGGCCAAGGTCGCTTCGATGATGCGGCCCTACATCACGGTCCGGAACAACGGCTCGGACATCGAGCTCTCGTTCCACGACCTGCCGGGCTTCGAGTCCACCACCCCGAAGACGGCGTCGTACGACGAAGCGGTCTTCACGCTGGCGGCAGCGGGCATGGAGCCGGCCAAGGCGCACGCGCTCGTGAAGAAGGCGGGCCTCTACCACCGCCCCGAGCACGTCATCGGAGTCCGCGACATCCGTCCGCTCAGCGCCGTGATGGACGAGGTGCAGAAGATCGCGGAGGAGAAGGTTGCGCAGGCGCGCAGCTTCCGTCGGGATCTCGTGAAGGAGGCTTCGATCCTTCCCGACATCCAGACGGTCGACAGCGTCCTGTCGCTGGGCTTCATCAACCCGGAGAACATCCGCACGTTCGTGGGGAAGCTGCCGTACCTCGATCGGGCGCTGAACACGCTCTGCGAGCTCACGCTGCTCTCGCGCCTCGGCCTGAACGAGGTCTCGGAGTTCGCGGCATCGCGTGCGTGCCGGAGCCTCGACGAGGTGATCCAGGGCCTCAAGGCGCTGGCGATGCGCAGCACGGACGAGCGGGAGGGTTCTAGCGTCGCGTCATGAGCACCAACACGTACGAAATCGAACATCCCGCCCGCTTCTACATCAAGTACCTCTTCTCGCAACGCAGGTACCGGGCCCACGAGATCGTAGGGCTCCTCGCCAAGCAGAACATGCCGGTGCCGCAAGAGGCGGCACTGGCTGGGCTCTTCGAGGAGTCCCTCATCCGTGCTCAGGCGAGTCTGGTTTTCCCGCCAGGATACGACCCGACGAACTTCAAGAAGCACCGGCCCACCGCCGAGTGGCTGAACAAGCACCGCATCTACGATATGTGGGCGCAGGAGCCGGGCGTCGTCTACGCCACGGACATCCTCGACATGCCGTCGGTACGGAGGACGCTGGAGATCCTTCTCCTCGGTCCGCTGGCGATCGGAGACATCGCCAAGCGCATGTGCGACGTCCACGGCCTCGATCCGGTCGTGATGAACGTCTCCACCGTTCGCTACTTCGCGCACTACTACTGGAACACGGAGTGTGTTCCGTCCACGAAGATGCCGGAGGTGCTGCGGAGCATGCAGGGCAAGGAGTCCGAGGACTACTTCGCCGTCTACAACGCTCCACGCAGCCAGGTAGGCGCATCGATGAGCGTCTACATCGCGACGCGCGGCGGCTCTGGCGTTCCTCAGGAAGCCGAGATGTTCAAGTACATCCGCGACTGCTCCTTCATGGAGTACATCAAGACGGTCGCGACCCGTTATCCCGGCATGGGCAAGGCGAGCGCGATGCAGAGCCTCGTCGCGATCATCACTTCCTCGCAGGAGCAGGTCGACATGCGCCGCGGCGGCACCGCCGAGCTCATGGACCACCTGCGTCGGATGGAAACGCGCTACGACGAGCGCAAGCTCACCACCGCCTCGGACCTGCCGCTGCACACGCTGGCCGAGAACAACAAACGCGAACAGGAGGACGCCTCATGACCCGCAACGTGACCATCGGAGTGCCGCACCGCCCGGACGACCCGGGAGCTCGCGACTTCAGCCTGACCGAGACGCCGATCCGTGAGGATGTGCCGAATCGCGAGGCGGGCGCATACGAGAAGTTCGTGGTCGACTGGGGCGTGCGCCTCACCGACCGAGCGCTCGTCATGCACTTCTACCCGCCGCTCAACAGCGAGGGGAAGATCTCGGACGACTGGGACGCCAGCTACGAGATGGACAAGCGGCTCGACCGCGCGATGCCGCAGGTGTTCGACGTCTCGCGCATCACCGCCGGCTTCGAGAGGGAGTTCAACTCCTTCTTCGTCATCGTCGGCGGCGGGGGTCAGGTGCTGGACGTCCGTCTGCTCGTGCAGCGCTTCCTCGACGCGATCCAGGCGCCGCTTCGCTGATCCGGAACAAGAACGGCTTCGGGAAGGCGACCGTGAAGTGAGTGCGGTGCTCGGCGTTCATCGCCTTGATGTAGCCGCGCATCGCCTCCTTCAGGTCGTCAGAGGGGCTGTGCTTGAGCTGGAACCACGTACCTTCGGTGTTCGTGGCAGACTGATGTACGAGATCACCCAGCACCTTAGAGACGGTGGATGAGATGGCAGCGAGGTTCACGCTCAACGGCTTCGAAGATCCGTCCGGCATCCAGACGGGTGTACGCGTAGAGGACCTTGAGTACAAGGCGCTCTACGCCCGCCGCCAGGTGGCCGGCAACAAGATCAAGCTCCTGACTTCGCAATGGGTCACCGAGTTCGTCCGCATCAAGGACGGCGACACGGGCCAGGCAATCCCGCTGGTGTTCGACGAGCGTAAGTACCTGGAGCGCATCTACAACACGCCGGCGAACAAGGTCCTGCTCTTCACGTCTCGTCAGACCGAGAAGTCGACGACGATCGGCAACCGAATCTTCGCCCGCGCACTCATGCGGGAGGGCCATTCGATCCTGTTCGTTTCGCCCTCTGCCATGCAGACGACCGTCTTCTCGAAGTCCCGCATGGCGGAGATCTCGGACATCAGCCCCTACATCAAGGCGCAGTGCCACGAGTCGCTGACGAACAACGTCTTCGAGAAGCACTACGCGACGCGCTCGAAGGTCTACCTCCGCTACGCGTTCCTCACCGCCGACCGTATCCGCGGCCTGTCGGTCAACGACATCTTCGCCGACGAGATCCAGGACCTTCTGTCCTCGATCATGCCCGTCATCGAAGAGACGACGTCGCACCACAAGGAGACGCTCTTCGTCTACTCCGGTACGCCGAAGAGCATGGACAACACCATCCAGAACTACTGGGCGGACAGCTCGACGATGTCGGAATGGTGCATCCCCTGCGAGCACCACGGTCTGCCGAACCACCCGGCCACGTGGCACTGGAACATCCTGGGCCCGAACAACCTCGGCAAGACCGGCCCCATCTGCGATCGCTGTGGTAACCCGATCAACCCCGAGCACCCCTACGCCCGCTGGGTACAGATGCAGGAGCTCGACGGGGAGAAGATCACCTTCGAGGGTTACCGCGTCTGTCGTCTGATGGTGCCGTGGTTCTGGAAGGACCCGAAGAAGTGGAAGGAGATCCTCGCCGCCCGTGAGCGGTACCCCACCGCTCAGTTCATGAACGAGGTTCTCGCAATCTCGTACGACTCGGCTTCGAAGCCGATCTCGCGCTTGGAGCTCATCGCCGCGTGCGACCCCAAGTACGAGAACGACCTGGAGAAGGCTCGCGAGATCGCGCAGGCCAACACCTGCTTCTTCGGCATCGACTGGGGCAGCGGCGAGCGAGCGTTCACCGTCCTCTCGATCGGCGCCTACTGCCGCTCGGATGCATCGTTCCAGTACATCTTCCACACACGCTTCTCGGGTCCTCTGTCAGATCCGATCGCGCAGATGGATGAGCTCGAACGCCTCATCATGATGTTCCGACCGAAGTACATCGGCACCGACTTCGGCTTCGGCTTCTACCAGAACAAGCGTCTGCTCGCGAAGTTCGGCAACCACCGCGTCTTCCCGATCGAGTACGCACCGCGTCTGAACGTGAAGCTGAAGTACATCCCTGCGCTGCATCGGACGCTCGCGTTCCGCACGCCGCTCATGTCCGACCTCTTCAACGCGCTGCGTCGCGGCAAGGTGCGTCTGCCGAGCTGGAAGACCATCGAGCGTCCGTTCGGCGAAGACATCCTGAACATCCACGCGGAGGATTCGGACAACCTCCGCATGATCAAGTACGACAAGCCGAAGGGGAAGACGGACGACACCTTCCACTCGATGCTGTACTGCCTGCTCGCTTCGTTCCTGGAGCACAAGCGCCCCGACATCATCGCGCCGTTCAAGGAAGCTGAAGAAGCGATGCTCACCGGGTTCGTCAGCGACGACTCGTATCTCGGCGACATCCCGGCCTCGTACGGCATCGACCCCTCCAACTTCGAGTGAGGGGCAAAGAAACGACTCGGTAGCGAAAGGAAGAAGTCCGGGCCTATGCCCGGACCTCCTCCCCGCCGAGCTCCCGAGTGGAACTCAGCTCTCCTCGACCGGCATCACCGTGACGTTGTTGCCGTACTTGGCGGTCTGGCGGCGCTGCCACCAGCCCTTCGCCGCGTCGTAGCCCTTCTTCGCCGCCCCGCCCGTCGCCGTCACGAACAGCGTGATGGTGACGTACGGCGCGAGCACCTCGGCGACCTCCTTCGCGCCCTTGTGGAACTTCTGGAGGGGCGTGACCGGGGGCGTGCCGATCATCTTCGCCTCGACGCGGCCGACCGCGAGGCGGATGTCGCCCATCCCGCTCGCGACCTCGTCCACCTGCGCGAGCAGCGCCTCGTGCCGCTCCTTCGCGTTCCTCTCCGCCTGGTCGCGCAGCTCGCGCATGCGGGCCTCCCAGGCGTCGTTGCCGCCGCGGTTGATGTTGCGGGGCGTCTCGTTCGTCTCCACGCTCGCCATCTTCTGCTCGTTCTCCATGATGTCCGGTCCTCTCGTGTTCTTGTTCGATGCCTGGGCCCAGTCGTCGAACGGTGGCATCAGGTTCCGTTCATCTATCTAATAGGTGGTTTTTCGGTATTTTTCTTACCAACACCTACTAGATGTCGAGGTCGTTCATTCCGATCGCCAACGCGTTGACTTCGAGGTACGTACGACGCGCATCGACCTCATCACCCATGAAGAGCTCGAAGAGTTGCTCGGCCTTCACCGCGTCCTGAACGCTCACCTGCATCAGGGTGCGTACGGAGGGGTCCATCGTCGTCTCCCAGAGCGTCTCCGGGTTCATCTCACCCAGGCCCTTGTAGCGGGTGATTCGGTAGCCCCTGTCGTCGAGCTCGTCGCGTGCGATGCCCTGTTCGGCGAAGTAGCTGGCCATCGCTTCGTCGTTCGTGAAGAAGCGCTCGAAGTTCCCCTTCTTCACTCGGTAGAGCGGCGGGACGGCGATGTAGAGGAAGCCCTCCCAAATGAGCCGCGGCATGTAGCGGTAGAAGAACGTCAGCAGCAGCGTGCGGATGTGCGAACCGTCGACATCCGCGTCGGTCATGATGATGACCTTGTGGTAGCGGAGGTTCTTCAGGTTGAAGTTCTTCGTTGCTTCCATCCCGCAGCCCAGCGCCGTCACCAGCGTGCCGAGCTCAGCGTTGTCGAGGACCTTCTCCAGGTCCGCACGCTCGACGTTCAGTACCTTGCCGCGTAGAGGCAGGATGGCCTGGAACTTCCGGTCGCGTCCGCTCTTGGCCGAGCCACCGGCGGAGTCGCCCTCGACGATGTAGATCTCGCACTCCGCGGGGTTCTTGCTCTGGCAGTCCGCCAGCTTGCCCGGCAGCGAGAGCATGTCCATCTCGCTCTTGCGCAGCACTCCTTCACGTGCGCGCTTGGCCGCCTCGCGGGCCTTGGCGTTCAGCACTGCGCGGTCAGCGATGCGCTTCGCGTGGCCCGGGTTCGCCGTCATCCAGTGGACGAACTGGTCGGTGAGGATGTCCTCGACGAGCTTCTTCGCGCCGGGCGTGACGAGCTTGTCCTTCGTCTGCGAGCTGAAGCTGATGTCGGGAATGCGGATGTTCACCACCGCGACGAGACCCGTGCGGATGTCAGAGCCTTCGAGCCCACTCTCCAGGTTCTTGAGGAGGTCGTGCTCCTTGCAGTAGTCGGTGATCGCCTTGGTGATGCCGAACCGGAAGCCCGTCATGTGCGTGCCGCCATCACGGTTGAACGTGTTGTTGGCGAAGCAGCGCACGTCCTCGCCGCTGGCATCGGTCCACGTGAGCGCGATCTCGGCCCCGGAGCGCTTGGTGAACGCCTTCACGTAGATGACCGGGACCAGCGGCTTCTTCTTCTCGACCAGGTCCTCGACGTACTCCTTGATGCCGCCTTCGTACTTGAAGACGAGAACCTTCTCCTTCTTGCCTCGGGCGTCGCAGAAGGTGATCGTCAGGCCGGGGTTCAGGAACGCGAGCTCTTGAAGACGCGTGACGATGATGTCCGCGTCGTACTCGATGACCCCCGAGAAGATGGTGAGGTCGCGTGCCCAGCGAACCGTGGTGCCTGTCGCGGAGGTCTCACCGGAACGAGTGACGTCGGTGACGGGGACACCACGCTCGTAGCGCTGCTGCCAGACAGCCCCCTCGCGACAGACCTCAACCTCCATCCACTCGCTCACCGCGTTCACCGCGGAGATGCCGACGCCGTGGAGACCAGCGGACTGCTCGTAGCTGTCCTTGTCGAACTTGCCGCCGGCGTGAAGCGACGTCATCACGAGCTGGAGTGCAGGAACGCCTTCCGTCGGATGCATGTCGACGGGGATACCGCGACCGTTGTCCTGTACGGACACGATGCCGTCGGGGTCGAGGCGCACCCAGATGGCCGAGGCATGACCACCCAGGTGCTCATCGACGGCGTTGTCGACTGCCTCCCAGACGCAGTGGTGCAGTGCGTCTCCGCTGCTCGGGTCCCCAAGGTACATGCCCGGTCTTTCCCGGACAGCTTCGAGTCCCTTGAGCTGACGGATTGCGGAGGCGTTGTAGGTCTTCGTCACGTGTCGTTGCTCCCTTCGGTCTCTTCGCGCAGCGCTCGGATGCGCTGGCTCTCTTGCTCATGCACCTTCAGCACGTACGGGTGAGGCACCACATCGACGCGCAACTGGTCCTCGTTCTCCGGATGCCCGATGCATCGACGAAGCATCTTCTCCTGATCGGCGAGGAACTCCAGCGCGCTATCTCGGTCCAGCTCGCCGATGGGACAGATGGCGAGACGAGATGCGTCCACCACTCTCCACAAGCTCTCCCAGAGAGCCATCGAGAACTCGGGCGGCTGCGGGTCCTTCACCTTCACGGTGTGCGCAGCGGGCTTCTTGGGACGGGCCATCAGAACGGGTACGGACGATCGTCGACGATGCGACGTTGCCGCTCCATGCGAATCGCCTTGTCGAGTTCGCTCGTTGCGTGGATGACGGGGTGTTCCGCCATCGCCGGGATTTGTCCCGCGACCTGCTGCGCAGGCACCTTGCGCAGCACCACCACGACCTGCGTCAGCAGCGATTCGAGGCCGTGCTTCTCGTAGTGCTTGGTGAGGAGGTCGCGGAGCGCCTCCTCGTTGGCGAACTTCTCCGCGACTTCTTGTATCGTGGTCATCCTTGGCTCCTCTGTAGTTCTGATAGGGCGAAGGACTTCAAGTTGGCCAACGGCCCCACGGGCGACCGGATGACGTCGCTGATCTTCAGACGGTTCAGGCCTTGAGCGTTCATGACTGCACGAATGCAGTACTCCAGCCGCTCGATCGCTTCCTGGACGTCGAACTTCAGGGAGAGCTTGTCGAGCGTGAGCAGGAACGGCCGCCAGGCGAACATGTCCTGGGTCAGCACGCACAAGTCGAAGATGAGACGCGGCGTCATCATCATCGCGCACGTGCGCATCAGAACCGCAGATTCCTCGCGGCTTTCGAGACCATCGAGCAGCAGCAGCGTGTAGAGGCGGAAGAGCGGCTGTGCTCCCGGTACTGCTTCGGCGTCCCCGAAGACACGTCGCTCGACCGTCTCAAGACGCAGCCGAAGACTCGCCATGTCGACTTCCAGATCCATCAGGCGTCGATGATTCACTTCGTGTTTCCTTCCACGTATGCTCTCACGTGAGCTATCCTTGTCTCACAGCGTCGGCCCCTGACTACGGGAGCACTAAGATGGAAAACCTCACAACGTGGCAGCCGGTCCAGCCGGAGACTCTGATGAGTCTCGGGAAGACGGCTGCCCAGACGTCGATGACGTCGGGGATGTCGCTGACCGACGCCGTGATCCGCACCATCGGCATGCAGAAGCTGAGTGCCGAGCAGGTGCGTCGCGTCGTCGAGCACGCCAACCATGCCGCGTTCCATCAGAAGTACGCTTCGATGGATGCGTCGATGCGCGTCGTCGAGCTCGAAGGTGGTCCCGCCGATCCGGCGGCTGTCATCGAGCGGCTCAACCTCGCGGCGATGCCCACGAAGCAGGCGTCGGTGGTCTCGGACTACTCGACCGAGCCGACCGCGAAGGTCGCGGCCTACTCGGGTCTCGGGCTCCACACGGAGCAGCCGATGTCGAAGGTGGCGGCCCTGGTGGACATCCACGCCCTCCAGGCGCAGCTCAAGTACGCCCACGAGGAGCTGATCGCGGACCAGGGTGCCCTCAAGCACCGGGTCCTGGACGCGGTCGGCGAGCTCGTCGGTCTCGTGAAGCAGGCGACGCACGACGGCGCCTTCCACGAGGACTTCGACCAGGTCTGGTCGCCGATCAGCCAGAAGCACGCACGGGAGCTGCTGGGGGCCCTGAGCCTCCCGCACGCACCCCCGCACGTGAAGGTGGCGAGTCGGAAGATCGCCTCGGGGCACCCCCTCATCACGGGCTTCTCGAAGTTCGTGAAGTACGCTTCGGACTACGAGACCACCTGCGAGGCGGTCCGTGGGGTCGAGGCCGAGCTCGCCCGCATCGAGGAGTTCGTCCGAAAGGCGGTCCGATGAAGAAGAGCCCGATCACTGCGCTGAAGATCGCCGGCCTCGCGGACGCGGCCAAGGCCGTGGGACGCGGGGTCGGCAAGACCTTCTCTGCCTCCGCGAGCGTGGGCGGGGCGATCGGGCGTGAGCTGGGATCGGAGACGCTGGGCCGGGCAGCCGGCTACGTGGCTCCGGTCCTGCTCGCCAACTACGCGGCGAACCAGTACGCCCCGACCCGCAAGGCGAAGGCCTGGCTGGGTCAGCAGGTCGGTTCCGCCGGCAACATGCTCGGCAACGCCCTCGTCCCGTCCGACTTCGGGGCGCGGCCCGGAGACTACGGAGGGTACTGATGCAGGTCACGAAGCATCCGGTCGCGGCAGCCTTCACCAAGGTCGCGACCAAGACGGCGAGTGCCACGATGGGGCTTCAGTCCCCGCACGCGCCGGGCCTCACGCCCGCGCAGCAGATCGCGCTCACCATCGCCGCGCCCATCGCTCCGATCATGATCGGCAAGGCCATCGACGCCGTCGGCGATGCGATCGCGAAGATGCGCGACAGCGCGAACAAGGCGAACGCCTACAAGCAGATGCTCCAGGTCGCACCGCACCTCCAGCAGGGCGATGCGCTCCTGACCCAGCGCTACTTCGACTCCTTCTATCGGATGAACCCGGAGATGGCGTCGGATCCGCTCGTGGCTGCGAGCTTCGTCGATCATCAGCGGGCGCTGAACACCCCGTCGCGCCCGCACTCGGGCATGTACGGTGAGGCGAAGGCGCTGTTCGGGCTCGGGGGACGTGGGAGCGGCAGGAGCGGCCCCTCGTTCGGCGACCTGGTCGCTCGCGGGATCACCGAGGTGCAGGGGCAGGCCAGCAAGGAGACGATCGGCAAGCTCCAGGGCCAGCTCGGCGAGACCCAGAAGAAGCTCCAGGACAGCGAGCGCAAGCGTCAGTCGGTGCTCGGCTACGCCAAGCGGATGAAGGGCCAGGCGCAGAACGCTGACGCCTACTTCCACTACGCGGGTCCCGGAGGCGGCGAGTACGCCCGTCGCTGACCGATGCTGAAGCGGGCCTTCTACGCCGGCGAACGAGACGACGAGCTCACCGTACGTCTCGTTCAGGCCGGTTCGATGACGAAGACCGCGGGGATGCTCCCCGCGGTCGACGACTTCGTGTCGCGTCTTCGGCCAGACCCCAAGTACATGTTCACCCTGGTGAACGCGATGGGGTACTCGGAGTACTTCGGGCCCAACTCGAACACCGACTGGTACGGCCACAACGAGCACCTGGACTTCAACGGGCTGCTCCACACGCCGGACAACTGCGACCACCACGGCGAGTACGAGAACTGGCGTACCGACCCGCGGGTCCAGGCCCGAGTCGCCAAGAGCTGGCCGTTCGGGTTCCCGAGCTTCTACGGCGCGACGGTCTACGCCCACCACAAGAACACCGACCCGGCGACGCTGGGCTTCGGTGACGTGGTGTTCGCGACCGAGAACGAGCCGATGAAGCGCATCGAGCTCGTGATGCGCATCGACGTCGAGCTGGCCGCAAAGCGTGGCCACTCTGCGATCCTTGATAGGATTCAGCGCGGTGACCGCGTCGACGTGTCGATGGGCTGCAAGGTGCCCTTCGACTTCTGCTCGATCTGCACCGACTGGGACGCGGTCAAGAAGGCCTGGAAAGGCTACGACCGCAAGCGCCACCCGCACCCGGGTACGGCGATCCTCGTCTACCACAAGACCGTGAAGCCCATTCAGGGCCTCGCGATCACCAAGGCCGACTACTGCGACCACATGGTGAACGCACGGGCCAAGGTGATGAACGATGGCCGGAAGGTCTTCGTCTACAACGACTTCCCGCGCTTCTTCGATATCAGCGTCGTCTGGGTCGGGGCCGACAAGACCGCTCGCGTGATGTGGTTCTTGTCGGCAGGCAAGGCCAAGCACGAGCCCAGCAAGTTCGAGGCGAAGACTCGGATTGCAACGTTCGACGATCTGTTGAACTACAAGACGGCGCAGGACGAGAGCATGAAGATCGCCGCCGTCGAACAGCCCAAGACCGCCGAGATGGAGAAGGAGATCCGCGGCGGGCTCATGCGGAAGGTCGACCTCTGCGCCAACGGTGAGATGGAGCTCCCGTTCGGCGTGATGGCCCCCTTCTCGAAGCAGTTCGGCCTGAAGACGCTGCTCTCGACCCTGGCTGGTCTGGGCATCGCACTGCGCCCGAACGAGTTCCACATGCTCGTCGGCATGGAGATGCCCGCCCACGGGGCCATCGCGAAGATGGCCCACGAGGCAGGCGTCACGTTCAAGACGTCGATGCCTGTCGGCATGCGTACCGACCTCATGGTCTCTTCGGCGAACTTCAACACGAAGCTCGCCGCTGAACTCCTGCCGTACCTCGACCAGCGCTCTTCTTTTGCCCCGCACCTCGCAGTGCGACTGGGTCAGATGTCGAAGACGGCGTCCGAGTCCCGAGTGGCTCCGCGACAGAGCATGGACGGCCGTGTCATGGCCAAGATCGCCGCGCTCTACAACGGATACCGGGCATCGCTTCTGAGGGAGTCCGACACCCTCTTCCCGCACTACTTCGACGTGGTGCGGCCCAGCACGGCCGACTTGGTGAAGAGCGCCTCTGGTGGTGCACTTCTCCTGTCTTCGCCGAGCGTGGTACATTGGGTCTCGGCTCACCTCGAAAAGGTGGCTGACGTCGAAGACGAAGTTGTGACTGCCGTGAACTACGTCATCTCAGATCGCGACCACACGAAGCTCGCTGCTCTCGGGGTCGGGGTCTGCGCTGAGTTGAACAAGGGCGGCAACTTCATCTCCGCCGTCAAGTCCGCGGTACGTACCGCTCTCTGATCCACCCTTTCTGAGGCTGCTCCGCGCGGCCACCGACGATCGGGACCAACCGATTCACAGGACGAGGAAGAACATGAGCACCGACTTCGAGACCAAGCTGGCCGCCGCCGGAGAGATCTTCGAGAAGCTCGCGAGCGAGCGTGGCCTGACGATCAACGACTTCAGCGACGACGAGGCCGCCGACATCCTCCAGCAGATCATGGAGGGCGACACGAGCTCGGCCGAGGAGCCGAAGCTCGCGGAAGAGGAGCCCGTGGCGGCCCCGGTCGCGCCCGCGTCGGCGCCGGCCTTCTCCGCCGAGGAGCAGAAGGTCGCGCAGCTCCTGTACGCCCAGGCGTACCAGGAGGTCACCAAGATGGCCGCGGCCCAGAACATCGACGTGACGACCGTCGATCCGGAGGAGCTCCACGACGCCGTGCTGAAGCAGGCGGCGCTGATGAGCGACCCCACCTACCAGGCGAAGGTCGCCGCGCTCCAGGAGAAGGTCGCCGAGGCCGACATGCTCGGTCGCGTCATGGCGCACAGCTACGTCGACGAGCTCGCGAAGATCGCGGCCAAGACCGCCGGCGACGCGCCCCCGTCCGAGGCGAAGGACGAGGACAAGGACAAGAACGAGAAGAAGGCGTCGCTCGTCGCTGCGGCGGCGTCGCTCCGCGCGAAGCAGGCGGGCGAAGTGCCCCCGCAGTTCGCGAAGGACAAGGACGAGAAGAAGGACGAGGACAAGGACAAGGAGAAGGAGGAGGCCGAGAAGAAGGCGTCCTTCGTCGCCGCTCGCGTCCAGGCCCACCTGCTCGCGCAGGGCATCGACCCGACCACGGGTCAGAAGCTCGCGTCGGCCGAGGAGATCGACGCCGAGGCGCTCAAGATCCTCAAGGAGAAGGGCTGGATCGCCTGAACGCCCTGAGCTGACGCCATGACCACCCGGAACATCATGTTCGCCGAGTTCAACAAGCTGGCTGCCGCCGCCATGGCGTCGCCGGTTGCTGCTCGGCGGGCAGATGCTCCGGGCGAGGTCCGGCAGAAGCTCATGTCGGCGCCGAAGCCGCCCTCCGTCGCGACTCCGAACCCGACCCAGGCATCCCCTTCCCCCAACCCGATCAGGACCGCACCTCCCCCTCCGGTGCAGTGAGGAACACATGAGCAAGCTCAGCGAGCTGGTGAAGAGCGCAATCGCCGATGCCGAGACGAAGATCGCCTCGGCGCGTGACGTCCGCCCGGAGGTTCCGGAGACGTCGACCAAGACGGCGTCCGCCGCGCCCGCTCCCGCCCCCGTGGCGGAGAAGCGCGCGAGCGTGACCAAGACCGCGGCCCAGGCGATGGAGATCGCCACGGCCCTCGACAACCTCGCGGTGCTGATGCCGAAGATCGCGTCGAGCGGTCAGCCGGCGAAGCTGGAGAGCGAGCAGAAGGGCTCGACGAAGGACACGCCGACCAAGGCGACGACGCTCTCGCACCAGCAGGCGTCGAGCGGCGGCGCTCCGAGCTCGGGCATGGAGGTCGCAGCCCTGAAGAGCGCGGCGGAGCAGATCTTCCACGCGAAGATCGCTCAGGCCGAGGCGCTTCACGCGGCTGGTCACGAAGAGGAGGCTCAGGCCCTCGCCGAGCAGGCGCAGGCGGAGTTCCAGAAGGAAGCGAGCCGCTTCGATCGTGCAGCGAAGGCCATCGGAGAGACGGCTCGCGATGTCGCGTTCAACAGCGGCAAGGGCGCCAAGGCGCTCACCGAGCCCGGCGCGGTGACGCGTGGGGCGCGCAAGGTCGTCGGCGCGGCGCAGTCGGTGGGCAAGCGTCTCGGCGGCACCGACATCAACAGCGACACCGGCCGTGGTCTGATGGCCATGGGTGGTGGTGCGGCTGCCGCCGCTGGCGCAGCCGGCGCTGGCGTGGCGGCGGCACGTCGCGAGAAGAAGGCGTACGAGGAGGAGGACGGCTCCACCCGCACGCCGAGCGCCAGCCCGAAGAACGTGGAGGCGCTCGCCTCGACGCCGGCGGGCGGTACGCCTGGTGGCGTGGCTCGCGACAACGCGGGCATGGCCTCGCTCACCAAGCGTGACGCGAAGGTCCGCGAGAAGGGCGAGATCGCCAAGCACGTCTCGGAGCCCGCGTTCAGCGCCAAGAGCGACCGCGGCATCCAGGACAACCTCGACAACACCGCCGGCGCGAAGATCGCGTCGGTGCGCGAGAAGATCGCGGCCAAGGCCTCGGCCAAGGCGTCGGCGAAGGTCTGAACCGGAGGATCGCATGGCGGACATCCAGAAGATCGCGGCAGACGCACCTGCCATCCTCACCGAGGCGGCGCGCTCGATGCGCAAGCTCGCAGAGGACAACGTCGAGCTCTCGCAGCAGGTCGACGACCTGACGCGGGAGCTGCGCATCCACAAGCTCGCGATGCGCATGGACGAGCGTGGGCTCGAACAGGGCCTCACGCTGGCCGAGAAGGTCGCGAGCCTCTCGGGCGTTCCCGAGACCAAGCTCGCGGCGATCGAGGCCGCGGTCGAGATGGCGCCGGGCGGGTTCAAGCTCGCCTCGCTCCGCGAGACCAACGAAGAGCTCGCGTCCAACGTCACCACCAACAAGATGCCGCCTGGGGAGCTCGGTTCCTCGGCGCACTACGCGCACCTCGACCACTTCATCGTGAGTGGTCAGGCGCACGGCTGATCAGACCCTCACCGAGGAACCAGACAGGAGAAATCTCTCATGGCCACGTACGACAAGCGTTTCGAGGTCGTCCGCCCCACCTCGTGGGACCACCTCCTCCGGGCAGCGATGGAGGTCGCGGACAAGGACCTGCTCAACCCGAACGTGAGCGGCAAGGTGCCGCTCATCGACGGCGAGTTCGTGACCGAGGACTCGGCCTACAAGCTGGTCCGCGGTTCGGACTCGGCGACGCCCGCCTACGCCTACCTGGAGTGGCGCGGCGCCCTGGAGGTCCAGGGTTCGGGCAAGGCGGCGATCATCAAGGGCGGCAGCTACGAGGCGGACACGATCGTGTACGACTCCACGTCGCTCGCGCTGCACAGCAAGCTGATGCACGGCAACTGCACCGTCGGCGGCTCGACCCGTCGCGGCCTCATCCTCCAGACGGGCTCGAACCTCGTCATCGGCTACGTGACGAAGCTCCCGGCGATCAACGGTGGTCGCCTGCGCTTCATCCAGACGGCGGTCTGATCCTCCTCGGGACAGACGGAACACCCTCAGAACCAGGAGACACCAGACATGATGTCCGATCCCAAGGAGCTCTTCGTCCAGCAGCTCTCGGACCCCTCGGCGAAGACCAAGATCGCCGCGGAGTTCGGGGGCTACATCAAGGACCGCCTTCGCGAAGCCAGCTTCGTCGAGAAGGTCCTTCCGCCCCAGACCGTCACGCGTGCGGACTGCCAGATCTCGGTCAACCACGACTCGCTCGTGAAGATCGAGCACCTGGAGCCCCGCTCGCGCGCGATGGTCGTCACCTTCCGCGGCGAGCCGACCGCGAAGCTCATCCGTGGTGAGCGGGTCGAAGTCCCGTTCATCACGATCATGAGCGAGATGTACCAGAAGCCCGAGCAGGAGTTCCTCGCCTACCCGTACCCCATCGGGAAGGTGATCGAGCAGAACTCGGTGCGCGACATCGGCGAGATCCAGGACCGCCAGTTCCTGATCCACTCCGAGGCCGCGGTGCAGGCCCTCCAGAAGGAGGCGAACGGCGGGTCGACCACGTCGCTCCACGAGACCACCCTCAGCGCGGGCACCTGCGTCGAGTTCTCGGTCATCAAGGGCGAGCTCGCGCGCGTCGACACGAACAACGACGGGAAGGTCTGGCCGGTCCAGCGTCCCGACATCGTCAACCTCATGAGCCTGCTCGACGGCAACCGGCTGGAGTGCGAGCTCCTGCTGATGACGGCGACCGACCTCAACAACGTCCTCCAGTGGACGATCGAGGACAACGGCTCGAAGGTCCAGAGCGAGACGACCGTCTCGGGCTGGCAGCACAACACGCTGCTCGGCAAGAAGGTCGTGCGCACGATCAAGACGGACATCCTCCGTCCCGGCAACGTGTACGCGTACACGTCGCCGGAGTTCCTCGGGCGCTTCTACATCCTGAACAACGTCAAGTTCTACATCGACAAGGTGATCAACCTGATCAAGTTCGTCGCGTGGAAGGACGTCGGGATGTCGCTCGTGAACATCGCGTCGGTCCGCAAGCTGGAGCTCTACTCCGGCGACGCGACGAGCCTCGACGCCGACTCGATCCAGGCCGACGTCACGCCGAAGAGCGAGGACGATCTCGGTGCGGTGAACAACCGCGCCGCGGAGCGCGAGTTCTACCCGAACGTCGTCACCTTCTGATCAGGTCCTGTCCCGTCGCGGGACAGTGGGATCGGCGACGGGCCGGTTGGCTGGCAACGGCCTTCCGGCCCGTCGTTCTTCAAGGGCACGAAACAGGAGACAGGTCGATGGACGAGAACAAGTACTTCCTCTACGGCTCTGGCCGTGACGCGGCGACCCGCAGCCAGCGTCGACGCGTGTTCCCGCGCGAGGTGGCGCCCCGGGTGGGCCCGTACCTCGTCCGTCCGGGACGCAGCTACGGTCCGCTCACCGCCGCGCAGCTCGCCGGCTACGAGCGCCCGATCATCGAGAAGGTCACCGCGGGCAGCGTGCAGGTGCTCCTGCGCGATCGTCCGTTGGGTCTGGGCGACCTGCGGTCGCTCTTCGCCAGCCTGCGGGGCAGCCCCGAGGTCGTGAACTACGAGGGCATGAGCCTCGCGGCTCTCCACGCGTTCACCCGCGACCACCAGCAGGACGCCGAGGCCTGGTACTGGCTCCTCACGCGGCTCATCGAGTCGGGCGACATCGCTGCCTGCCTCGCTGTCGAGGAGCACATGGCGAA